GCCGGCCCAGGTGGCGGTCCTGACGGCCGGCGTCGACGTCCAGGTCGATCGATTCGCTCTCCAGGTGATCGGGTGGGGCCCGGGCCTAGAGCGGTGGGTGGTGGACTGGCGGGCCATCCCGGGCGACCCGAAGCGGCCGGAGACCCAGGCCGCCCTCTTGGAGGCCATCCGCACGCCCTACCGGCACGCCAGCGGCAGGCCGATGCGCATCCTCGGGACCTGCTTCGACTCCGGGTACGAGACGGACATGGTGTACGCCTTCTGTGCCGCCCACTGGTCCGCGGATCGCGTGTGGCCCACGAAGGGCTCAGCTGGCCACGCCGGGAAGCCGGTCGTGTACAAGAGGGGAGACCGGAAGCCTGGGCGCCTCCTCGCGCCCTTCCTCGTGAACGTCGATGACGCCAAGGCCTCCATCCTGGCGGGTCTGACGGCGACGGAGCCGGGACCCGGCTTCATGCACCTCAGCGAGACAGTCTGCGACGAGTCCTACCTGTCGGAGCTCACGGCCGAGCACCGGGAAGTCCAGCAGAACAAGTCCGGCGTAGCGGTGCGCCAGGTCTGGGTGCAGGACCGAGCGAACGAAGCGCTGGACACGGCGGTGCTGTGCCTCGCCGCTCTTCACGTCCTCGGCGGCACGAACCCAGCCGCCTACGTCCGCCGCCAGGCCGACGCCGTGGCGGCCGCCCTGTCGAGCTCAGCTGCGGCGCCGGAGCCCACAGTCCGCACAGAGCGCCGCGTGGCACGGAGCAAATACCTTGGCTAAGGGCTGAATGTGATCTCGCTTTTTGGAACGGCGAAGGACCCCAGCTCCGAGAACTCGGCGAACGCCGGGCCGACGGCCGTTGTCGTTCCGCCAACCAGCATGTTGGCTGACGACTACGTCGTCGTCATGGTCGCCTACCGAGGCACCGGAGTTACGCTCGCGGTCGGAGAGAGCGGCGGACAGTCGTGGACATCCGAGAACGAGCAAACGCAGTCCACCGTGATCACGTCGAGGATGTTTCATTGCAAGTTCAACGGAACGTGGTCTGCCGATCCGAGCTTTACCGTGACGTCTGGCACGAACGGGATCATCGCGTACATGAGCGTTTGGCGGGGCGTGGACCCGTCTTCGCCCATCGACACCGCGCTAGCGCAGGCGGGCTACGCGGCCCCCGCCAACCCGTATGACGTGACAAGGGCCGGCCTCACGACCACAAACAACAACGCGGTTGTCCCGTACTGGTGGCTGTCATCCGACAACAACCAGTGGACGCTCCAAGGCTCACACGGGCTCTCGCAGAACGAGGCGTACTGGCGTCAGACCACCACCACCGGCCTTTCGGTTTCGATGGGCTACAAGACGGTCGCCACTGGCGGGTCCGCTTCCGGTGATGTGACGAATCGTCAGACCGCGTTCGGTGGCGACGCCGGCACAACACACATCATCGCCCTGAATCCGTTCGTGCCGCCGCCGCCGCCCTTTCTGACGCGTCCGTTTCTCCGCTTCGTTCCGTCCCGTCCTGTGCGGACGAGGAGGTCTTGAAAGATGGCTCGAATCCTGTGCAGCTACGATTCCGGCGCGGTCAGCTACGCGGCGAACACGACGAAGACGATCCTTTCGCTCGGGGCTCCGACGAATCAGGGAGTCGCGTGGCTGCGGCTTGTGATCTCGGCCGAGGGTGTCGCCGCCGCCGACAAGCCGGCGCTCGTCGAGTGGGGGCTCATCACGGGGACGGGAACCGGGGCGACCGAGCAGCTCATCGCGGCTCCGCAGATCAACCAGACGAGCGCCCCAACCCCGCAGGGCGTCATCGAGACTTGGTCGAGCGAGCCGACGTGGAGTGCCGTGAAGGGGTCCATCTACTGCCACCTCCAGAGCGGATACGAGCGTGTCTTCCAGCGCGGACAGGACGAGGTGGCCTACTACGGGGTCAAGTTCGGCGTCCGCGTGACCAACCCGACCGGCAACAGCACAACCAACATCCGAGCCACGCTGGAGTGGGAAGAGTAGGCAGGTGTCCGTCAGGTTCACCGGCACCGGCACCTACATCAGAAGGGTCACGGGGCCGGAGATCGACAACTTCAGCCTGACCTGCTGGGTCAAGCTGTACTCGAACAACTCCTACGCCTACGAACAGAATTTCGTGAGGGTCTATGCCGATGATGGCAGCCTGTTCGGCGGGCTCGGGTACGATAACCAAGATCCCTCCTACCGGGTCGTTCTGAACAATGCCGCGCACACCACCTGCGGTGGGGCCTACGTCTCCGGGGACTGGTACTTCGGCTGCTTCTACATGGACAGCACGTATTGGGGAGGCGACGTTCTCGCGGAGGGCGAGTCCTATTCTGTCGTCACACGCCCGCACTACGGGCTTCCGACGGCTCTCGTGGAGATCCTCTTCGGCGAGTGGTCCACTGGCAACTGGTTCGACTACTCCGTCGCCAACGTCAAGGTGTGGTCGGGCGTCGTCCTCAACTCGACGCAGTTCGAGGCCGAACGATACGTCAAGGCCCCCGCGTACGCGTCGAACGTGTGGGCGACGTGGTGGCTGGACAACGCGACCGACCTAGCGGACCACTCAGGCAACGGTCGCGACCTGAGTGCGACCGGAAGCAACTACGCAACCGACTCGTCCGATCCGCCGTGGGCAGCGACCGGACCAGACTACGGGACGCCCTACGACCACGAGGGCGTGAAACCGTGGTCATCCATCTGGAGGCCGGGGAGAATCTAGCCGATGCCGTGGCTACGCACGGGGCAAGCACGGGCCGGGGGGGCGATTCTCGCTTCGGCCACGCTCGCCGTCTCGTGCTCGGTGTCTCCGTCCGCAGTCGCCGAGAAGTACGCCAGCGCGACGCTTCAGACGCAAGCGATCGTCGCCACCACGGCGACGCTGGAGATCCAAAGCCTCCCGAGAAACGTCTGGCCGGCCGATGCCAAGTACACCCAGAACCAGCGCAACGGGCTGACACGCATCGCGGCATCTAGCGGTTCTGGCGTCCTGTGGGGCCTGCCGTCCCTGCCCGGGGACGTGATCCTCCGAGCGAAGGTCGGGCAGACGGACAAGAGCGTCTACATCGGCCTCTCCGCAGACGACCCGGAAGACGTGCCGTGGAACATCGACTACTACTTCCTCGCTTCGAGTAGCGGGAACCTCTACGTCTACGAGAACGGGAACATCCGATCGAACCTGGGAGCCTACTCGGCCTCGGCCCTGCTGGAGATCAGGGTCCAGAGCGGAGAGGTCACCTACTGGTACGGGGGCACCCTCTATTGGATCTCGCAGGTGCCGCCGGCTGGAGCCCTGCGGCCGGCCGTCCTCATCTGGGACCTGAACGGAGTCCTCGACTGGGTCGAGATCGAGGAGCCCATCCGAGCAAGCACGACCCTCGCGGCGACAGCCACGCAAGAGGTCATCGCCTCCGCGACCGTGCCCACGAGCGTCGCCGTCCAGTCTCAGGGGCACGTCGAGCCCGCTGGCGCGGTGGGCATTACCGTACAGATTCAGACTGCGGGTCAGGGAGAGAACACCGTCTTCGCATCGGCGGCCATCCCATGTGTTGCCGCAGTGTCGTCGTCGGGCGCGCAAGACGCCCACGGTGTCGCGCTCCTTGCCGCGACCGTGTCGATCAGCGTCGCGGGCGAGCGCGAGGTCGTCGGGGCCGCGTCAACGCTCGCGGTCGCGGCTGCTCTAGATGCGGCCGGAACGGTAGAGAGACATGGCACGGCGGCCGTCCCGGTGGTCGTTCAGCAGGCGGCGAGCGCGGAGGTGGCGGTGGCGTCCGCCGCGAGCCTCCCGGTGGTCTCAGCCGTTTCCGCCACCGGCCTGCGAGAGCTGAACGCCGCCGCCGCCATCCCGGCGAGCTTCACGCTCGAATCGGCCGCGGAGTGTGAACAGCACGCCGCCGCGAGCACCGCCACGACGGTCACGACACAGGCGGTGGGGTCTCCGGAGGTCTTGGGCGAGGCGATCATCCAAGCCCTCCACGTCACGCTCTCTGCTGGAGTCGATGTCATCGACGCGGCGGCCGAGCTGGCGACCCTGACCGGCATCGCCGCGAGCGCCACGGTTCCTGTCGAGGGAGGCACAACGCTTCCCGCCGCAGCGGCGATAGCCGTCTCGGCCACGTTGGACGTACCCGCCGAAGGGACACTGCCGGGCACCTTCGCCGTGATGGCGACCGGCGACGTGGCGACGCAGCTCGTCGAGGGAACGGCCACGATCCAGGTGGGAACCACGACCACTGCCGCCGGGGCGCAAGAGGCGGCTGGCGCGGCGACCGTCCTACCGACATTCACCCTCGCCGCCTCCGCGACGAACGAGACGACGACGAGTGCTGCGCTCTCGCTTCTCTCCGCAGTGTCCGCTGCGGGCCAGTGCGAGAAGCGAGGCACGATAACGCGTCTCGTCCAGACGGCGCTCGTGGCGGGCGCTCAGTGCGAGACGTTCGCCGAGACGACGCTGCCGGCGCACTCCCACCTCTGGACGTTCGGTCCAGCCGCGTGGGTCACCGTCGAGAACGTCACCATCGACGGCGAAGACGTGATCTTCGACGACTCGGCCGGGCAGGCGCGCACGGCTCAGCTCGATCCCGACGTGGCGCTGCGTGCGGTGCTCCCGGCAGCCCTCGGCTCATCGGGCGCTTTCTGGGCCGTGTCTGTCGGCCTCACGGGCACCGATCCCGGCACCGGCTACGTCTACTCGGCTATCGTCTCCATCTTCCGATCCTTCGGCTCGCCGCACACGATCCAAGTAGCGTGGGTAGAAGATCAAGGCGGCAACCAGGATGTCTACTCGACGTCGTGGGAAATCCCAGACGGGTCTGAGCCCCACCTTGAGATCCGCCACTGCGCCGGGACAGTAGACCTCTTCGTCGATGGCACTGGACGCCTCTATCAGTTCTTCCCGGTCCCTCTCCCTGAGGCATTCGTCCAGTGGAACTTCGCGAGCCCGATCGAGTATCGCGTCAAGGCGGTCCAGCTCACGAGCCGGGGGGGTCTGGTCGAGACCTACGCTACGGCCACGCTGGGAGTCGTACACACGGCGGTTTCGGTTGGCGTCGATACGATCCCCGCCGCCGCAGAGATCCCGACAACCGCCACGCTGGCGGCAGCGGGCTCGCAAGACGTACTGGCCTCGGCGCAGCTCTCGTCCGCAGCCGACCTAGCAACGTCTGCCGCCACGGAGGTCTTCGGCGCGGCCACCGTCGCGTCGGCGTGCTCCGTCGTCGCGACAGGGACTCCGCTCCCGTCCGGAGAGGCGACTGTCCAGACGCTTGCCGCCGTCGCGGTGTCGGCAACCCCGGAGGTGCTCGCCGCCTCGACGGTGCCACCCGTTGCCGAGGTTGCGGCGTCCGGAGAGTGCGATGTCGTCGCCGCTGGTGAGCTTTCGGCACAAGCACAGCTCTCGACGAGCGCAACCGTCGAGGCGCACTCTGACTCCTCGATAGCCGTTGCCGCCTCCGTTGTCGCCAGCGGGCTCGCGGAGCAGGTGGCGGCGAGCCAGATCGACGCGACGTGCGACCTGAGTGCCACGGCGACGGTCGAGGTCTCGGCTGCCGCCACGCTTGGTCCAGCTCACGTCCTGTCTGCCGCCGCCGCCTGCGAGGCTTCGGGTGAGGCGACAATTCACGCCACCTGCGCCTGCTCGGCCTCGGCAAGCGTGTCCGGCCAGAACGACGGTGCGGCCGAGATCGACACCGCAGCAAGCCTTTCGACCGACGCAGAGGTCGAGGTGCTTGCTGCTGCGCCGATTGCGGTTCTCGTACAGACGAGTCCCTCCGCGGCAGTTGAGACAACCGGGAGCGTGGCGGCTCCAGTTCACGTTGTCACAGAGGCGACCGCGTGGATCGAGACGTTCGGAGCAACCGCGATTCCGGCCTCGCTGTCACTCGCGGTCGCTGCCGAGGCCGACCGCATCGGCGCAGCGACTGTCTCCTCGACACTGGTTCTAGGCGCGAGCGGCATCCCCGAGACGACCGCATCGGCCGCGGTGCCCGTAGGCGTTACGTTCGTCGCGACAGGCGAAGGGGAAGTCCACGCGAGCGCGCTCCTGACACCTGTCGCGCTGGTGAGCGCCGCCGGGGACATCCCAGGATACTCGGCGGGTACCGCCGTCCTTCCGGTTCTGGTGGCGGTTCACGCGTCCGGGAGTGTGGTCCCGACGACCATTCATGTCGGCGGCGAGGGTTGGGGAGTTGTCACTCCCTCCGTGCCGATCTCCCGACAGCGTGGCGTGGCCATTCGTCTCCAGGGAGTCGAGGCTCACGCCAGGCTCGGGGAACTCGACATCGGCACCACGACCGTGGTGCAGGCCTCGGGCGTATCCGCCACCACCTGGGTCAGTCGGGCACGGCTGATCACCAGCGCGGTCACGCATCTCGAGGGAGTCGAGGCGGTCGGCGCGGTTGGGTTTCTCGACGCATGGCGGACTCTGACTCGCCAGCAACGTCAGCGCCAGGTGGTGGACGTGCTGGCCCTGTGGAGAAGGAGTGCATGACGCCCCCCCGTCTCATCTCTAAGTGGTTCGGCGACAACCCTCAGTTCGCGCGGATGGCGCGCGTCCTGGAGTTCACGGGCCGTCGTCACTGTCCAGACTGGAGCATCGAGGTGGAGCGGATCGTCCCTGCTCCACGCCACAGCCCTCTCGGTATCCCGAGCCACGCCCACAACACGATGAAGATGGACGTGTGGACCATGGCCATTGCCGCGTCGGAGGACGGCGACCGAGTGCTCCTCATCGACTCAGACACGATGATTCTCCGTCCGCTGGACGACGTGTGGGCCCAGGACTTCGACCTGGCCTATACGGTGAAGCTGACGGAACGGTTTCCGTTCAACAGCGGTGTCGTCTTCCTTCGCGTCGGGCCGGCGGTGCGGCGCTTCGCCGACGCGTGGCAGCAGGAGAATGCACGGCTGCTCGACCATCCGCAGGAACACCAGCGGTGGAGAGCCAAGTTCGGCGGCATCAACCAGGCGGCGCTCGGGGCGATGCTGACGCAGGGCCTCGTCGCGGAGCTGGGGCTGCGGATCGTTCAGCTTCCCTGTCGTGAATGGAACTGCGAGGACACGTCCTGGGGGGCGTTTACTCCCACGACCAGGATCGTCCACCTCAAGAGTGCGCTGCGTCGCGCCATCTTCGGGCTCGGCCCGACCCAACCGCGCCTTCGGCCGCTGGTCGGACTCTGGCGACAGCTCGAGCGTGAGGCGGGTGGCGGATTGGCGGAACTCCCCGTGCCAGAACCGCGGGTGTTCGTACTCACCCGCGCGACGAAGCGTCGCCGCCTCGGGCTCGGGCGATGAACGAGAAGTGGTTCACCGTGGGTGAAGTGGCGGCGATGCTCCACGTCCAGCGCATGACCGCCTGGCGGCTGCTGAGGCCGTACCGGGACCGGTGCCACCTCGGCCGGGCCGGGAGCCACCCGCGGCGCGTATTGTGGGTGCCCGTGGCCGTGGTCGAGGAGCTGCGGGCGAGTCGCTCGAGGTGGTGGAGAGAGCGCGCCTCGGGGTTTGAGCCCGCCCCAGAATCCGCCTGAAACCGGCCCTTCGGGAATCCCCGTCAAGCCCTTTTCACCATAGCCTCTCACCATAGCCTCTCACCATAGACATCCGTCCGGGGGCGCCGGGAACCCGGCCTTACGCTACGGTCGGGATGGCCTACACGGAGGAGGATCTTGCCGCCGTCCGGGCCGCCATGGCACGGCCCGAGTCCTATGTCGCGTTCTCCGACCGCGCCGTGACGTACCGTTCCCTGGCCGACCTCCAGGAGCTCGAGCGCGAGATCCTGAAGGACCTGGCCAAGACCGCGGGTACGCCGCGGCCCCGGCAGACCCTCATCGTGGGGTCCAAGGGCTTCTGATGGCGGTCGCGCCCACGGCACAGATGGCCCTTCCCCTAGCCGGCGGCCCGGTGCTCCCCTCACCCCGGGCTCGGAGCCGGCGCGCCCCCTCCGTCCGAAACTCCACGGCCTACGAGGCCGGTGCGCAGACGCGCCGCACCCTGCCGTGGCGACCGCCCACCTCCTCGCCCAACACCCAGCTCCTCCAGAGCCTCGGCACGCTGCGGGACCGCTCGCGCCATGCCTGCCGGAACGACGGGTGGGCGAAGGGGACGCTCGACAAGCTCGTCACGAACATCATCGGGACCGGCATGAAGCCGCTGTCGAAGGCGGTGGACCCCGAGTTCCGTCGGGCGGTCCAGGCCCTATGGTTCCTGTGGACCGACGAGAGCGACGCGGACGGCCTGCTCGACTTCTACGGCCAGCAGGCCCAGGTCGTCCGGGCCTGGCTGGAAGCGGGCGAGGTCTTCGTGCGGCTGCGCCCGCGCCTCGCGTCGGATGGTCTGACAGTGCCGCTGCAGGTCCAGGTCCTCGAACCGGAGCTCTGCCCCTACACCCACAACACCACGTTGCCGAGCGGGAACAAGGTCCGGGCCGGCATCGAGTTCGACCGGATCGGGCGCCGGGTGGCCTACTGGTTCCACCCATCGCGGCCTGGGGACGACCAGGACTTCGACCCGTCGCAGCTCCGGCGCGTCCCGGCCGCCTTCGTGATTCACCTGTTCGAGCCGCTGCGCCCGGGACAGATCCGCGGCCTACCGCATCTCACCCAGGCGCTCATCAAGCTCCACGAGCTCGACAAGTTCGAGGACGCGACGCTCTTGCGGTCGCAGATCGCCAACCTCTTCGCCGGCTTCATCAAGAGGCCGAGCGTCGAGAGTGACGTTCATCCGCTGACGGGGCTCGCAGCCGACGCGACGAGCAGCGACGGTCGTCCGATCCTGAGCCTCGAGCCGGGGATCTTCCAGGAGCTCGAGCCCGGAGAAGAGGTCGAGTTCAACTCCCCCCCCCAGGCCGATCCGTTCGGCCCGGCATTCATGAAACAGCAGCTCATGAGCGTCTCCGCGGCGACCGGGGTCCCGTACGAGGTCCTCACCGGGGACATGTCGGGGCTCAACGATCGGGTGATGAGGGTCGTCCTCCACGAGTTCCGGCGGCAGATTCAAGCACGCCAGCACCACATTGTGGCCTATCAGCTCTGCCGGCCCGTCTGGATGGCGTGGCTCGACCGCGTGCAGCTCTCCGGGGCGCTGCCGATCCCGGGAGCGTATCTCGACGACCCGACGCCCTGGTCCGCCGTGCGCTGGATGCCGCAGGGCTGGCCCTACATCCACCCGGTGCAGGACGTGGCCGCGGCCCGCGAGGCGATCAAGAGCGGATTCACGACACGTTCGGCCGTCGTCTCCGAGCAGGGCGAAGACGCCGAGGTGATCGACGCGGAGCAGGCGCAGGACAACGAGCGCGCGGAGGAGCTTGGTCTCAGCTACGAGTCTGCCACGATGCAGGACGACGCCCCCCAGACCAACGCCGCGGCGCAGACTGCGCCCATCGTGAACACCACCATCGCCGTCCCGAAGCGTGATCCGGTCTGTCTCGTCTTCGAACACGACCGCGAGGGCAACATCATGAAGGCAACGGAGCGTGGGGTCTAGATGGCGATCATCCAGGCCTTCACGAAGCGCGCCAAGCAGGACTTCCTTCGGGGAGTGCATCAACCGGGCGACATCTACGCGATGGCGCTCTACACCAGCGCGGCCGAGCTCAACGCCGACACGGAGGTCTACACCACGTCGGGCGAGGTTGTAGGCGCCGGCTACAGCTCCGGAGGGCAGGTACTCGTCGGTTTCACGGTGGGCATCGACGGGTCAACGGCGTTCGTCGACTTCGACGGAGACCCGACGTGGCCGGGTGCCGACTTCACCGCACGCGGAGCTCTCATCTACAACGCCTCGAAGGGGAACGTGGCACTCGCCGTGTACGACTTCGGCACGGAGAAGACGTCAAGTGGGGGGAACTTCACCGTGACGCTCCCGGCCCCCGCAGCGGGCACTGCCATGATCCGGATTTCCTGATGGCGGACATCACAGCCGCGGCTTTGCTTCGCCCCGTGACCAGAGTGGAGCGTGTCCCCAGCGTCGTCGTCGTGGGCCTGACCCACGGCAGCCCTCGGATCGAGTACGTCGGCTCTCTGATGCGCCTGCAGGACTACGAGAGGTCGAAGCCGGCGCACCTCTGCCACTGGAACTCGCTGCACTTCAAGACAGGGCCCTACATCTCGCGAAACCGCAACTACCTCACCCGGCTCTTCCTCGAGCGCACCTCCGGGGACTGGCTCCTGATGATGGATCACGACGTCGTGGTCCCGGAAACGCTGATCGAGGACCTGCTCGCCGAGGCCCGAGTGTCGGGTCACGATCCAGGCGTCATCATCGCGGACCACCTGCTCGGAACCTCCTGTGGCTCGACGGCCTTCCTGAACGATCCAGACGACCCGACGCGCTTCTGCATCGCGGCGCGGCCAGATGAAGGACGCAGCCAACTCGTCGAGACGATCGCGTCGTCGGTCGTCATGACGCATCGTCGCGTCTTCGAGACGATCGCGCAGCAGTTTGGTCGAGGGACGTGGTGGATGATGGAGCGCATCCAAGACAAAGAGGGCTACTGGGACGAGCTGGGCGAGGACTTCTCATTCTCTCGCCGAGTCATGGCCGTCGGCGAGCGGATGCTCGCGGTGTACGGCCTCGAAATCCAGCACTTCAAGGTGGGGATGGTGACAGCCCCGCCCAAGATCGGAGGACAGTAAATGGCGGGTGCATCGAACTACCTCGAAACGGCGTTGCTGGACCACGCCCTCAAGGGCTCGGCGTACAGCCAGCCCACGAACATCTACGTCTCGCTCCACTCGGCGGACACCGGCGAGACCGGCACGGGCGAGATCAGCGGTGGCTCGTACGCCAGGCAGGTGGCCACCAGCTCCTTCGCTGCGGCCTCGGGCGGGAGCAAGGCGACGAACGCCGACCTGACGTGGACGAACATGCCGGCCTGCACCGTGAGCCACGTCTGCATCTGGGACTCGGTCACGAGCGGGAACGCGCTGTTCCTCGGCTCTCTCACCGCCAGCAAGACCGTGAACTCGGGCGACACCTTCAAGATCCTTAGCGGCAACCTCACCGTCACGATGGACTGAGGAGCATCCACATGCGCAAGTGGTTCGAGATCGTGGCGGCCGCGGGCGAGCGAGTCGCAGAGATCAACATCCTGGACTTCATCGGTACCTGGGGCGACGAGTTCTGGGGTGACGTCGTCACGGCGAAGTCCTTCCTCGAGGAGCTCGCGAAGCTGCCCGAGAGCGTCAACACGATCCGTGTCCGCGTGAACAGCCCCGGCGGCGACGTGTTCGCGGCAGCGACGATCGCCAACGCGCTCCGCGACCAGCGCATGAACAAGAAGCGCACGGTGGAGATGCGCGTCGAGGGCCTGGCGGCCTCGGCCGCCTCCGTCGTGCTGATGGCGGGCGACACGATCGAGATGCCCGACAACGCGCTGCTCATGATCCACAACCCCTGGTCGTGGACGATCGGCGACGCGAAGGACATGCGCGAGGCCGCGGATCAGCTCGACAAGATCCGCGACACGATCATCTCGACGTACCAGTGGCAGTCCCCGCTGCCGGCCGAAGAGATCGGCGCCCTCATGGACGCCGTCACCTGGATGAACGCGGACGAGGCCGTCGAGCGCGGCTTCGCCACGGCCAAGGTCGAGGGACTGAAGGCCGCGGCCTGCATCACGCCCGGTCTGGCGCCGCGCCTGGCTGTGCCGGAGAGGTTCGCCGAGCAGGTCCGTGCGCTGGTCCGACCCGAGATGGAGGCCGTCACAGTCGCCACGGAGCCGGAGCCGACGGCCATCCTTCCCGCCCCCGCGCCCCGCGCCGCAGATCCGGCCGAGGTGGTGCGCCTCTGTGGCGAGGCCGGTCTCGACCTCGTCTTCGCGCAAAATCTCATCACCGAGGGCCTGGCGGCCGACGCCGTGGAGGCTCGGGTCGTCCTCGAGCGGTCGGCCCGCGTCGCCGCCGAGAGCCGCGCGACGGAGATCCGGGCCTTGTGTGCCAAGGCGGGGCAGGACGACCTGGCCGGGGAGTACGTCGCCGGCGGGATGACCGTCGAGCACGTCAGGTCGCACCTCCTGAAGATCACCGCAAAGCTCGACAGGGTGGAGATCGACGCGGGCCTCGGGCCGGATCACGGCGCGAGGAAGAAGGCCGTGATCGACGTCGTGGCCGTGTACGCCGAGCGCAACCGGCTCAAGAACTGAGGAGAAGAAGATGGCACTGACCGAAGGGAAGAACACGGGCGAGTTCATCCTCGCCGAGCAGCCGGGCACCCTCAGCCGCGACACCGTGACCGTGACGGTGGCGGCCGCGACGAAGCTCTCGCCGGGGCGCGTGTTGGCGCAGCTCTCGAGCACCGGCAAGTACGTCGACTACGACAACGCCGGCTCGGACGGGTCCGAGGAAGCCGCGGGCATCCTCTACGCGGAGCTGGACAACTCCGCGGGGATCGCTCCGGCCGACTTCACCGGCGTCGTGGTCAACTGGGGCGCCGAGGTCCGCAAGGACGACCTCTCGTGGAACAGCGGCGTCGACGCCGGCGGCAAGACCGCGGCCTACGCGGACCTGCTCGCCCTCGGCATCAAGGCGCGCGACTGAGGCCGCCTCACACGAAGAAAGGCAAGGAGAACAGATCATGCCGATGCTCGACGTCTTCCGCTCCGACGCGTTCAACGTCGCGTCGCTCACCGACTCGATCCTGAAGGCCCCGTTCAAGCCCGGCCGGATCGGCGCGCTCGGCCTCTTCCGCGAGCGCGGCATCACCACCACCACCGTCGTCGTCGAGGAGAAGAACGGGCGCCTCTCCCTGATCCCGACGAGCCCCCGCGGCGGCCCCGCCTCCTCGATCGGCGCCGAGAAGCGCACGGCGCGGTCCTTCGTCGTGCCCCACCTCGAGCGCGACTCGACCATCATGGCCGACGAGGTGCAGAACGTCCGGGCCTTCGGGTCGGAGAACGCCCAGGAGGCCGTCCAGGCGATCGTCGCGGAGCGCCTGGCCGACCTGCGGGCCATGCACGAGGTCACCCTGGAGCATCTGCGCGCCGGCGCCATCAAGGGGCAGATCCTCGACGCCGACGGCTCGTCGACGCTGTTCGACCTCTTCACCGAGTTCGGCGTCTCGCAGCAGACCGACGACCTCGACCTCACGGCGAACGTCCGGTCCCAGATCGTCGCCGTCCAGCGGCTGATCGAGACCGAGATGGGAGCCGAGCCGATCTCCGGCTACCGCGCCTTCTGCGGGGACACGTTCTTCGACCTGCTCGTCGACTCGTCCGACGTCCAGGAGAGCCTGAAGTACCAGGAGAGCGCGATGCTGCGGGGCGACCTCCGCAGCGGCTTCGAGTACGGCGGCGTCACCTGGGAGAACTACCGCGGCTCCGTCGGGGCGGTGTCGTTCTTCCCGACCGACGAGGCCTACGTGTTCCCGATGGGGACCGGCATCTTCGCCACGTACTTCGCCCCGGCCGACTACATCGAGACCGTCAACACCGTCGGCCTCCCCGTCTACGCGAAGCAGGCGCTCGACGAGCAGTTTCAGCGGTGGGTGAAGCTCAACTCGCAGTCGAACCCCCTGGCCCTCTGCCTCCGGCCCCGGGCCGTCGTGAAGCTGACGCTCGCGACGTAACGGCTCCCGGCGAATGGACCTGCGGCCTCCGCTCGAGTCGGCGATGTTCGCGTTCGCGCTGCCGGCCGTCGTGACTCCACCTGACGGTGACCCCGTCGAAACCGTGGGCTTCTGGCTCCGGTACGAGACGAAGGACACCGAAGTGGCAGAGTTCCGGCGGTCGGAGGCGCGGCGCATCCTCGTCCTCTCTCGAGCCGAAGTGCCGCAGGTCCCGCGCGGGACCGTGATCGCCATGTCCGAGTTCGAGGGTGGTCCGGTCCTGGAATGGCGCTCCGACGCGATGGAGAGCTTCCATCCGGACCACTACCGCATCGTCGTCATCCCCAACACCCAGAGCACGTAACGCGATGGCCCTCTACCCCAGCAAGCGCCAGGCCGCCCTGCAGGACCTCATCGCCCGCCTGGCCTACATCACGAAGGAGAAGGGGTACAACACCGACGCCGGCGAGCACATCTTCCTCGGCGAGGCGCCGACCTTCGGCGAAGACGACCCGCCCGAGGCCCTCGCGGTGCTCGTGGGTGAGGACAGCCCCCAGACGAGCGGGGGTCTCATCCGGACACGCACGCCGATCGAAATCTGGGCAGTCGTGCCGGCCACCCTGGAGCAGCCCCTCCTCGCCGTCGAGGCCATCATCGCGGACATCAAGGAGGCAGTCGAGATCGAGGCCGACGGGTCTGTGGACCGCTTCCTCGGGATGCTGACCGAGGAGGAGGGAAAGCCCTACGGGACACTGCCGAAGGGGCTCGAGAGGGGGAGCATCCGGGCCCTTCGCCGCCAGGAGGGCAGCACCTACGTGGGAGCGTCGGTCGAGTACGTCGCCCATTTCGAGGAAGCGTGGGGCGGTGGTGGCTCGTGAGTACCAGCATCAACCGATTTCACCTCGACCTCCAGGATATCCATCGTGAGCTGCTCGAGATGGGCCGTGAGGCCCCGGCCATGATGGCGCGCGCACTCAATCGGGCCGGCGTGAGCGGCAAGACGGCCATGAAGAAGGCTGTCGCGGGCGACACAGGCATCGCGCAGAGGGCCATCGAGAAGAACATCAAGGTCGACAAGGCGAACAAGACGCAGCCCGCGGTGGCGATCACGATCTCCGGCGCGCCGATCCCGCTGCTCAACTTCCAGGGCAGAGGCCCCGAGCCCTCTCGGGGCAAGGGGAAGGGGGCGACGTACCGCAGCCCGGCGGGAGGACGGAAACAGGTCCTGGGCGGTTTCATCACGAAGGTCGGGAAGGGACAGCATCGCGGGATCTTCATCCGCCGCCAGAAGAAGCGGCTGCCAATCGTCGAGCGCAAGACCCCGGCGATGCCGCACTGGTTCGAGAAGAGGCTCGACACGTTCAAGGAATCCGCACAGGAATCGCTGGTGAAGAACCTGCGGAACGACATCGCTTTCCGCCGGTCCAAGGGAACAGGCGACTGAGGGTCGCCCCGAAGGAGGAGAACAGCACATGGCCGAACACGCGACGCAGGCCGTCATCGGGTGGGGCTCGCAGCTCTCGCGCGGGAACGGGGACGGCCCCCCGGAGACCTTCACGGCGGTCACCGAGGTAACCGCCTTCGAGCCAGCCGACGAGCAGGCCGACGACCACGAGGTGACGCACTTCGAGTCGCCCGACCGCACGAAGGAGTTCATCCGCGGTCTCATCGACGCGGGCGAGGCGAGCTTCACGGTCAACTACAACCCGGGCGTCTACCAGATCCACCAGCAGCTCGTCGCGGACAAGGAGTCCGGGGTCGTCTCGAACTGGAAGTTCGTCTTCCCCGACGGCATGGAGACCGACGTCTTCCCGGCCTACATCAAGGGCTTCAAGCCCAACATCGGGCCGAACGATCCCCTCACCGCGGAGATCACCCTCAAGGTGGCCGGCGCCGTGGTACGCACGCTGGAGTACACGACCTAACGAACGGGGGGGATGAGACGTGCCGAACCACCTGAGGGGTGAGGTCGAGGTCGAGGCGGGCGGGCGCAAGCTGACCTTCCGCCTCGGCGTCAACGAGATGATCCGCATCCAGGATGCCCTCGGCCTGGCCGACGACGACGCGAAGTTCCTCCTCGCCCTTTCGAACCTGCGGTCGTTCAAGGCCGTCCGGACGATCGTCCACTCTGGGCTCCTGCGCGATCAGCCTGACACGACGGAGGAGCAGGCAGGGGACGTCGTGACCGAGCTCGGGATGATGAGGGTCGGAGAGGTGATCGAGCAGGCGCTGCGCTGGGCGCTGCCCGAGAAGAAGCCCGGAGGCGAAAGGAGGGGCGAGAAGCCCCGCCCTTCCGTTGGGCCGACGCCCTCGTAGACGCGGCCCGGGCGGGAATCACACCGGACGAGTTCAACGCGGCGACGCTCCGCGAGATCTCGATTCGCATCGAAGGCGCGCTGTGGCGTCAGGAGCAGGCAGCGCGCCTCTCACTCCGAGAGGCTTGGTACGTGGCGGCACTGATGAGACAGAAGCGGCTCCCGAGCCTGAAGAAGCTCCTGCGGGACGCCGCGCCTCGTCCGCCACAGGACCCGTGGACGGTACGCCAAAACGTGACGGCTTGGGCCGCCGGCCTCGGACTCAAGATCCGGCCACGAGCCACGGAGATCACGAATGGCTGACACCGTCCGGACCCTCCGGGTCGTGCTCTCGGCGGGGACTGAAGGCTTCGAGAGAGGCTTCGCTGGTGCCGCCGCTGCCGTCGACAAGCTGGGCGACAAGTTCAAGGCTCTCGACAAGAGCCTGGACACCGGCGCGTCGAGGAAGATCGCGGACTTCGCCGATTCGATCGGGTCGCGCCTGCAGGGGGTCGGCGTTGCTCTGTCCGCCGCGCTAACGCTCCCGATCACGGCCCTCGGCGGTCTCGCCATCAAGGCCGCCGGGGAGTTTCAGCAGACGGAGATCGCCTTCACCACCATGCTTGGGTCTGCCGAGAGGGCCCGGGCTTTCCTCGCCGAAATGGAAGCCTTCGCCGCCCGGACGCCGTTCGCGTTTCCGGACCTGGTGGACGCGTCGAAGCGGATGCTCGCCCTCGGCTTCACGGCCGAGCAGATCATTCCGACACTGACTGCGATCGGCGACGCCGCCGCCGGCCTCGGCGGCGGGAAGGACGTCATCGACGGCGTCACGCTCGCCCTGGGCCAGATGAGCGCCAAGGGTAAGGTTTCGGCGCAGGAGATGAACCAGCTGGCAGAGCGGGGTATCCCGGCCTGGGACATCCTGGCCAGGACGATTGGCGTCTCCATTCCGGAGGCCATGAAGCTCGCCGAGAAGGGGGCGATCTCAGCCGCTGTCGCAGTGCCGTCGATCCTCCAGGGGATGTCCGAGAGGTTCGGCGGGATGATGGAGCAGCAGAGCAAGACACTCCTCGGACAGTGGAGCACCCTGAAGGACGAGCTGGGCTTCCTGATCCGCGACATCGGAGCCGCACTCCTGCCCCTGGCCACATCGATGGTGCAGGCCTTCAACTCGGTGCTCCCCTACCTCAAGGCCGTGGTCCAGGGTTTCAGCGAGCTCTCGCCACCCGTTCAGACTGCCGTCATCGCAGTCGCTGCGTTCGCCGCCGCGCTCGGCCCTGCGCTGCTCGCCCTTGGCGGCTTCTCGATGGCACTGAGTGCGGTCATCGCGGCCGGTCCCGTCCTCGTCCCGATCCTGGGTGTACTCACGGGCGCCGCCCTCGCCTTCGGCGCGGCCTGGCTGGCGGCCGGGGGCTCCATGGACGGCTTCATCCAGATGTTCTATGGCGGAATCGCCAACCTCGCAGACGCCGCCGCCATCGTCGTGAACAGGATCACCATCGGCTTCCGTGCTCTCTTCGAGGTAATGGGGAAGGTCCCCGGGACACTCGGCGAGCCCTTCCGAAACGCCGCACGAGAACTGCAGGAGTTCAACCTCAACCTACAGAACACCGGGCCGAACATCCGCACCCAGGGGAAGAACGTCGCCGAGGGCTTCTCGAAGACCTCGGCCGAGGTCCGGAAGACCATCGCCAACGCGGCGGCTCTGAAGGACGCCTTCAAGTCCGGACTCGATCCAGCCGCGGTCGGGCTCGGGCGGGTCTCCAAGGAGGCAGAGAGAGCTGCCGCCGAAACGAAACGCCTTTCGGCTCAACTGTCAGGACAGACGGCGCAGCGCGAGGTCGAGAACTTGGCTGTGGCGTTCAACCAGCTCGGCATCCAAGGGGTTGCCGACATCGAGGCGCTGCGCCAGAAGCTCGTGCAACTCCAGAAGCAGGGAGCGGAGATCACGGACAAGGGGCTCCTCGGAGTCCTGAAGGGCGGGAAGATCCAGATCCCCGAGATGCCCGACACCCTCGACCTCGGGATCGAGATCACGCCGCTCGACCCCGCCATCCTCGAGGTTGGGCAAGAGAAGTTCGACGCCATCGCGGCGGCGGCGGCGGCGGCGGGGCTGTCGACGCGCGAGATTGAGCAATCCCTCGAGCTCGCCGGCGCGTCGGGCGACGTGCTCCAGAGGGCCCTGGCGAGCGTGCCGGTCACCTTCGGCTCGGTGATGAAGGACACCATGGCCGGCCTGCCGCAGGCGGTCCTGGCGGCCTTCCAGGGGGGTGGAGACGTCGGCAAGTCGATCGGCTCGTACCTGGGCGGCAGCATCCTCGGCGGCCTCGCGGGCGAGAACGGCCCCCTCGGCAAGGGGCTCGCGAACATCTTCGGAAAGACCCTCGGGAGCGCCTTCGCGTCCATCCTCCCGGGCCTCGGATCGATCCTGGGCGCCGGCCTCGGCTCGCTGATTGGGAAGGTCGGGAAGGGGATCTCCAACCTCTTCGGCGGGAAGGAGAAGGAGGTCAACAAGCTCCGCAACTCCTTCATCGAGAGCCAGGGCGGCCTCGACGCCCTCCGGCAGAAGGCCGCCGCGGCGGGGGTGTCGCTCGACAAGCTCTTCGCCGCGCGGGACTCCAAGAAGGGCCTTCAGGCCGCGATCGACGAGATCACCGGGAAGCTCGGGTCGTGGGACACCGCGGAGGAGGCGGTGAACGACGCGGCCCAGCGATACGGGCTGACGATCGAGGAGCTCGGGCCCGCATTCGCCCGGCAGCAGCTCGACGAGCAGGCGGCCCAGCTCCTACAGGACTATAGGGTGCTCCAGGCGAGCGGCGCCGACATGAACGCCGTGATCGCCAAGATGGCGCCGAACTTCAGCACGTTCGTCCAGCAGGCCCTCGCCGCCGGCCAGGCGATCCCCATGGCGATGAAGCCCATGGTGGATCAGCTGATCCAGAGCGGACAGCTCCTCGACGAGAACGGCGAGGCGTTCACGAGCGCCGAGGCCGCGGGCCTCACCTTCACCGAGACCCTGACGGAAGGTCTCTCGCGCGCCGTATCGGCGATCGAGGCCCTCGTCGCGGCCCTGACGGGCGTCCCGCCGGTGACGATTCCGGTGCACTACCAGGCCGGCGCGGCGCCGGTGCCAGGCGAGCCCGAGTTCGCCCGCCCGCGGGAGTACGGGGGGACCGAAGTCGGCGAGCTGCCGAGCTTCCAGGCCGGCGGCATCGGCGACTTCGGTAGCGGAGCGCTCGCCATCCTCCACGGCCGAGAGGCGATCATCCCACTGGACCGCGGCGGCGGCGGCCCCGGGCTCGGAGGCTCCACCGTGAACGTGGAGCTCAACATCGAGAACAATCCTCTCCAGACGGCCGAGACCGTGCGGCAGATGAACGAGCACATCCTCGGGCTCGTGCGCCGGGACGTGGGTCGCAGCCTGGCGGGAGCCATCGCAGCGGGCCTCGCCTGATGCGGTCGGCCGCCATGCTCGAGGCTCGGCGCCGCGGCGCCGAGACGTTCCCAGTCCTGGCTGTGGACTGGTCGGCGCGGGGCCTCGATCTCGGCCGCGGCATCTACTCGCCTGCGGTGCGGCTCACCTCCCTCGGCCAGGTGACGGCAGTGACGAAACCGGGGGGGTGGTCGGAGATCCGTTACGGCTCCGGCATCCAGCACAACCGTCTCGAGGCCGTGTCGTGGTCGGTCGACGTCGCGGACCCGCGGGGTGAGCTGCACGACATGTTGGAGACGTACGATCCCCGCGGCTCGGCTGCGCGGACGGACCTCGCCGCCCCAGGCCTTGTAGACGAGGACTGGGAACCTCTCGGCCGCGGAATAGTGTCGGACTGGGCGCGCGACGAGCCCTACACGCGTCTCATCATGAAGACGGACGACACGCTCCTCCGCACGGTGATCCCCCCGGGCCTCTTTGCCAGAACGGAGTGGGGCTCGGCCTACGACACCTCGATCTTCGGAACGCCGTTTCCGCTCGTCATCGGCATCCACGACCTTTTCCGGATCACAGCTCGCGGCAGCGTCCCCCTGGTGAACATCCGCTACGACAAAGACATCGGGTACTGGTGGGCGCTGTCGGCCGACCAGATGGTGGAGGTGGCGCGGCTCTATCACGACGGGACGCCTCAGGGGACCGCGGGATGGTCCGTCCTCCGCGGCGTGTACGGCGGGTCGTACTTGACGATCGTGGCCTACGCCGAGGGCTACCAGCCGGCGAAGGACGTCATCGTGTCGTGCGACTGCCGCGGCCCGGACGAGAACGGCCTCTCGACAGGCAGCCCACTCACGGGGGCGCCGGACCAGCTCAGGGCGCTCCTCCAGGAGTTCGCATACCGGCGCCCTCCGCTCACCGGATGGCGGGGGCCGGTGTCCGTCATCAACGCGGCGACATGGGATGCCGCCTCGGAGTTCTTCGCCCTCCACAGGATCGAGTCCGCCCGCCGCCTTGGTGCCGACCAGAACGCGGACACAGCCGCCGAGCTCGTGCAGTCGTTCCTCGACGCCTATCCTTGGACCCGCGTCCAGTGGAACGAGCTCGGCCAGCTCGACCTCATCGTGATCGACCCCGACGACGTGGAGCCCGATGACGATGCGCACGTCCAGCTCGACCTCTACCACGCCGGCGGGCGTGTGCCCTACGAGCCGGGGGACCTGCGCGAGGTCTACACGCACATCCGCCAGCCCTTCATGTGGTCCGCCGCGGACAACAAGTTCATGTCGGCCTACGAGGCACACGACGTCGCCGCGCTCCCAGAGAGGGTGATCCTCACGGTCGACAACGTGTGGGCGCAGGCGAGGCTCACTCAAGAGGTGGCAGACATGAATCCCGCTCCCCCGGCTGACCCGGTGCCCCCGTCATGAAGCGCCAGGTCATCCTCCGCGCCGCCGGGATCGCGATCGACTCAGCTGGTAACCTCGACCCCGGCACGTCGCCCTACGGCTGGCAGAACACGCCAAACGTGACGCTGTTCGACGCCTGGAACGACGCGGACAACGCGAGCTTCGCCTACTGCTGGCCGGACGGGGGGGCTCAGCACGCCGTGACCTTCGAGAAGGGACCGACGCTAGCCCGCTTTGACAAGGTGACGATCACGACCGGCTTCGACTACCAGCAGAGCGGGCCGAACAACTGGTGGTTCCCACCCGACAACGCGCACGGCCCGGGCTGCGCGATCATGCTACGCAAGCGCGACCTTGCCACCTGGCTCGTAGGCACGGGCGCCGCCGCCTATCAGTTCACAGACTCAGACCCGAACAACGTGAACGTGAACACCGAGCCGGGCGTGTTCAAGCTCTACACCCTCACGTGGGAGATGAGCGCCCACCCCGAGGGTGGCCCCTGGACCCTCGAGGACATCAACGACCTGGCGGTCGGAGTCGAGTTCAACTGGAGCAACGGCCCAAACGGCAAGGCCTACGACCCTGCCGGGGGCAGCTTCTTCAAGATCCGCGCGCCGTACCTCACGGTGACCCTCGACATCGAGGACCTCGGCGGCTTCGTGTCCAATGTCCGGCACGGCGCGTCGCTCACCCTGCGGCTCATGCGGCGGGCACGGAATGTCATCCGCTCGTCGGTACTGGCAGAGCACACGCGGAGGCAGATCGGCTCACGCGTGTACCTCTCTCACCCCCGGGGGCCAGCCGTGGGCGGCGCCGGCTGGGGCCGCCGCCGTCTTGAGCGGCGGCCTGGGATGATTCTCTCTCGCACATACCTCCCGGAGAGTCGTTCCGTGGCCGACGAGGTGCTCGACCTCCGACCGATCGCGTGCCTCGGCTGGGCCGCATACAGGATCGACGGGGCCTGGTCGCCCGAGCTCCAGGGCCTGGCTCTCCTCGACAAGGGCCGCGGGATCACGCACGTCCGTGCGCAGGATGCATGGTCGTCGAGGCCTGGCGACGGGGTACTGATGCGGGTGCTCGAGCACTACCCGAACCTCTCGTCGGAAGGCCTGGCCGTGTCGGGTGGTGGGGATGTGGCGACCGCCCTCTACAACTTCGACCTCATGCAGAGCGGATGGAGCACCTACGGCGATGCCGGCAGCTTCTCCGCAGCCGCCGACACGACAGTGGCCATGGCAGAGGAGCAGGGGTACCTGTCGTCCTGCCGGCTCACCTACGGGTCTGGCGGTGGGACGGGTGGTCGCCAGCGCTTTCTCGGCTCGCTTGCCGCCGGGCATCTGCATGTCCGGATCGTCGTGCGCAACACGAGCGTGCCGTCGCCCGGGACGCAGTGTGCGGAGTGGTACCTCACCCGCGGGGCAGGGGAATACTGGAACGCCGCGGCCCGGACTTGGGACGGGAGTCCCGTCTACAACCCTATCCCGAGCGATGAGCCGGTCGGAGAGGTGATCGCGGACGCCATCCCCGTGACTGCCACCACCTACGCGATAGGCGTTGGGCGGTGGTCCTCGAACATGGGACCGGTGACGATCCACGGTGCCCTGGTGGACGTGCAACACACGGATGCGACGGTTGCGGGCGCCAGACCGCCGATCGTGACACTCGGCTCGACGATCGAGCGCGTGGAGGACTCGCACCAGATGCCCCACGTCTGGGGCCGCGAACTCTGGGTCCACGAACGGGGCACGGCCGTCGTCGAAGTGCGTCCATGGTGGCGGGCGACCGACCTCCCGGACGATGCCGTCAAGCCACTCCTCCACGCGCAGCACGCCACGGACACGTGGGACGCACTCCAGTTCGTAGCCGTCGCAGGCGACGACGACATCGTCCGCTTCGAGCGGGGGATCAGCGGGGAGGGTACGTACCGCCTGGACTGCCCGATCCCCGGGGTCGACCTGACGCGGGCCCATGTGCTCCGGGCCTGGGCCCGCTGGCTCGGGTCGGAAGGCTGGACGGAGTACGGTCCCTATTCCGTCGAGGTGGGCTACGCCGTCTTTCTCGAAGCGGACGGGTCCCTCCTCTCGACCGGGTCCGTCCTTGGGCGCCTCTCCTCGGAGACCGCAGTGCCTTTCGATCGGGACTACCTCGGGATCGGCTGCGACGAAACGCGGCAGCTCGACGGCTGGGTGCGGATGTGGGAGACGCGGTTGTCTCCCCTTCACCGGCTCGAGTCCGTCTGGAGGGTGTGATGTCGACGAAACGAGGCACACCGGGCGACATCGACGCCATCCGTCAAGCCTTGCGTCCGCGAATGCTCCTGAGTTCCGGCGGAACCGGCGGCGGACAACCGACGACCATCCCACCGCACACACATCACGCGAGCGAGATCCTTGCCGAGCCCGAGGAGACCACGGCCCTCCTCAGCGGCGATGACGTACAGGAGGACCTGCAGGAGCTCGGGACCGAGAAGCTGGCGCGCTCGGGGGAACAGCCGATGCTCGGCGCCCTCGACATGAACCACTTCTCGGTGTCGAACGTGGACGACTTGGACGTCGAGGGCACGGCCACCGTCGCCGAGAACATCCAGATGACCGGAGGCGTGGGCGCGGCGATTCTCAACCTCGTCCGCAACATCGTGATGACCGGGATCGGCCTGATCGAACAGGTCCGCAAGATCGACTTCACGGGCTCAGTGGCCGGGCAGGGCGTGATCGACCAGCCCCGCGTCATCCATATGGCGGGCGACCACGCCGACGACGAGGCGAAGGTGGACGGGCTGGAACGCGTCGTCTTCAACAACGAACCCACCGCGAGCAGTGTCGAGATGGCGTCCCGTGTCGATCTGAACACCGGAGTCACCGCCGGGTCCAGCTACACGGCGGCCGTTGGGCGGACATCCTGGGACACCCTGGAGGACACGCTCGTCCTCTACGTCGAGAGCGGGGCCTAGCGTGGCGGCGACCAAAGTGCCGTTTGGCCACGTCGTCCAGATGGCGGTCAACTCCGAATCGCCTCCTGGCGGCCGGATGCTCATGGTCGGCTGTGAGCAGTTCTTCCAAGAGTCCTGGGCCACGGCGAACGGAGACGCGAGCTACGAACGCTTCGTGCAGAACATCCCCCGGATGCTCATGGGGGGCCGCACCGGCAAGACGATAGTCCTCGTCCAGAGTGACGACGTCGACCTCTCGTGGTACTCGGCCAACGGGGGCGAGGCCGCTCCGACCGTCGGGACGACAGTGCGCGGGCTGTGGGAGGACGCAGGGTTCACGCTCAACGTGATCGACGTCGACATGCCGATCGACTGGAGCACCGACATCCCAGCGCTGGAAGACGAGGGCGACATCGTCTTCATCGGCAACGAGTTCTACAACGCGACAAACACGACCACACCTGCGGCGAACATCCGAAGCTGGGTCGAGAACGATCAGGGCGCCGTCTTCGGAACGCTCGCTCTCAACCCAGTGATGACAGTCGCCCCCTTCTACCTCTACTCGAACTACGCATGGCCGTGGGGAGACTCAGTGCAGCAGAGCATCGTCATGCAGGACACGGCGGGCGCGGGGGTTCTCTTCGACGGCGTGAGCGCGCTCAAGAGCTACTACGCGGCCGGAAAGGCGAAGGTCGACCGTCCGGTGGAGAACTACCCTGACCCGAATCGCGTCTGCTGGCGGGGCTACCGGCAGGGACTCGCCACCTACACCTACGGGATGTTCGCCGCGTGGACGGGCCACGCTGACCTCGGTGCCGGGACAGACTGGAACGACGTCGGATGATCCCGAAACTCACTCTCGTCCAGATCAAGGCCAGCTCGAGCGGTAAGCCCACGATCGAACTGTGGCAGCCGCAGGCGTGGGAACAACCGAGCCTGACCGTCACGAACAAGGTCTTCGGCGTCACGATGACCGACTCGGAGTACGGAGAGCCCATCGCGTGCATCTCCATCGGGTACGTGCGTGGGTGCCCGGAGCAGAACGGGGAGACGTGGGCTATCGGGGATACTCTCTGGGCAAGGCAGGATGGCTCGGCCACGAAGACCAGGCCGGACGCGCCGTGGCCGAGCGTCTTCATCGGGACCGTTTTCGCCGACGAGGGAACCGGCGGGCCGTTTACCGTCGCCGTCTGTGTCCGCATCCTGCCGTCCCTGGGCGAGCTGTCCGGCGTCGAGCGCGAGACGCCAGAGAATCATGACGTCTTCGTGTTCGACAGCGGAAGCCACGTCTGGGAACCGAGAGAGCTGAGGTGGAGCGACATCGCCGCACTCTGCACCATCAGCGTGACAACTGGCCTCGTCGCCGGCGCACCCGTGACACCGGGGGCCCATGGGAGTACGCACGAGGATGGTGGCAGCGACGAAATCAGCGTGGACGGGCTCTCTGGGACGCTTGCCGACGCTCAGAAGGTCGCCGTCCGCAAGAACAGCGGGTCCACCGTCGGCACACGCAAGAGGCTCAACCTCATCGAGGGCAGCAACGTCACGTTGACCGTGGCAGATGACGGCACAGACGATGAGGTGGATGTCACCATCGCTTCGAGTGGCGGCACCGGGGGCGGCTTGCAGTATCCAGACGAGCCCCCCGCATCACCGAACACAGAAGACGACGAGTTCGACGACACATCCCTCGACGCGAAGTGGACCGAGACGTCAACCGCTGCCAGCGTGGACTACGGTGGCGACATCCCGTCGTGCGTCTCGGCGTACTTCAGCGGGAACCAGTCCTATCAGCTCGCGCAGGACTACGCGCCATCTGGAGCCTTCGCTTTGACCGCGAAGTTCAACGTGTTCGCTCTCGACAACTACGCGCAGTGCTATATCGACTGCTTCGACGATGACGAATCGGACGGGATCAGGGCAGCGTACGTGACGGTAGTCGGCTACCTCCGGTGGTCGTTCAGCGTTAAGACAACTGGATCGTGGAGCTACGACACCTTCTACGCGACCGTCCAAGCGATGACGGTCGGCACGGTATTCATCCACGTTGCCCGCGACGGATCGAACAACTGGTCTCTCTGGGCATCCAGTGACGGGCGAGCATGGGGGCGCATCGGTACCACCGCGAAGACGCTGTCGATGGATCACTTCGTCCTCTCAGTGGACCAGAACGGGCAGACGAGGCCATGCCGGATGTGCATCGACTGGGTGCGCCGAGACTGGCTGTCGCTCTAGGAGGACCGCATGGCATCGTGGCGTTTCAGCGTCGGCAATCTCGTCACGCGAGCCGCCTCCGGCCCTGCCGCTGTGTCGCCCGCAGTCGAGGACTCGCTCCTGCCCCTCGTCAACCTCGGAAGTGGTTATCCGGACGAGGTCGGTGGCCTGGAGTGGCGCAGTGACGGGGACTATGAGGTTGACTTCGACCTGAACTTGCTGGCCGCTTCCTCGGAGCGCTCCGATGCGCACACGGGGTGGCTCGACCTCATCAACATCCTGAGCGGGACACCCGGGCTCCCCGCCAACCCACCGGACTGGGGCAGCTACGGTGGCCGCGCAACCGCACTCCGGCTCTACCGTCCCCTCGCGCAAGAGGTTGACGTGATGCCCGGTGAGCAGCTCAAGCTCGAGGTGGGAATCTACCGCCCGAGTGGCGCCGCCGGGGCCACCGGCGTCCGCGTGCGCGTCATCGACGCCTGGTCCGGGAAGGGCTGGAACGGATCAGCCTGGGCGGATGGGGGGGTACTCGACAGCCAGGTGACAGCGGATGCGTGGAAGGACGTCGCCGAGACGATCGACGCCGACACGGAGCGCACAGAGCGGAGCACGTACCGCGTCATCATCGAGCCGATTGCGATGACCTTCGACGGCACATCCTACGTCTACGCCTCGGCCAACGGTGGGCCGGGCTCCCCGGCGCTCTACGCCGCTGTCGACCTCGTGGCCATCATCGGGCACAACCTCCCCGCCGATGCTGACGTCGCGCTGGCGCCGCAGCCCTCCGGGACCAGCCTGACGCTCACGCCGGTCCAGCCCTCGTGCTACGAGGTGGGGGAAGCGCCCCAGATGATCCGGACCTGGCGGCTCTCCATCCAGATGCCGGCCGGGGTCCAACCTCGCCCCGAGCTCGGCGAGGTGTGGATAGGGGGGGTCAGGACGATGACGGTCGGCAGCCCCATCCCGACATTCGGTGGGGAGGAGAACACCCCCGGCCAGCTGCGCGTCGAAGGCCCCAGAAAGCGCCTGGAGGTCGTAGCGGACGCCGGGCGGCCGGTGCAGGATCTGAACCTCGCCTTCCGTGCGCGCGACGACGCCTCGTGGCGCCAGCTGCGCGACGAGGTCATGCGGCTCACCCGCTACGGTGCGGACCCGCTTCTGCTCCTCCCCGGGTCGAGCGTGGACGGCGAAGACCGGCCAGTGCACGGCCGGGTGGGCGAGACGCTGGCGTGGAGCATCATCACGCCGACGGCGACGGGCTCGGCCCGGACTTACGCGATCCCGTTCGTCGAGAGCCCGTTTGCCGGGGGGTAGGAGGGGGAGGACCGAGAGAGCAAGAGCCGGCCCCTAACCCCCCCGGTGGGCGCCGAAAGTGCGGGGCCGGCGACGACTCACCCGTGGTTGAGGATACCATGATGGGGGCGGTTCCCCCTTGCTACCACCGGGTCCACTGGGAATGGTTTTGGGTATGGTCTTGTCTGGCGGTAATGCTCACCGGTGGCGACTCATCGGTCTAAGACTCCCAAAAACGGCCCGTTTCGCGCTACTCTGCGCCTCTAGCGCCACCGGCGAAAGGCGGTCGGTAGGTTCGATTCCTACCCGCTTCCGCCAAACTGCCCACGCCCGCGCTGCCGCGCGTCACTTCCCTCCTCCGCTGGGAAGGGTTTTGGGTAGGGTCTTTGCGGCCCACGCCGCCGTCGCCTCCACCGCCTTCCGCACGTCCGCCTCGTTGACGATGTTGTAGCGGTCGAAGGTGGAGCGCGTCCGGTGCCCGCTGATCTTCATCACTACCGACACGTCCACCCCGGCCCGGACCATGTTGCGGATGGCCGATCGCCGCAGGTCGTAGGGCAGAAGCGTCCGGGGCAGTTTCGCGGCCTTCACCGCCAGGGCGAAGGCCTTCCTGTAGTCCCGCACCGGCTGGCCCGGCCGACCCTTGCTCGTCCGGTGGAACACCAGCTCGCACCCCAGCCTCCGCGCCTTCCGCCGCCGCTCGAGGATCGTCCACAGGGGGCCCTCAAGCGCGAGCGTCCGGCCACGCCGCGTCTTCGCCGCCCGGGGGTCGAGTTGCAGCGTCCGGGCCGTAGGGTCGACCATCGCCCAGGTTATCTGACGAACCTCCCCAGGACGCATCCCCGTCCAGGCGCACCACTCGACGTAGTCCCGGAGGTCGGGGTCGACGAAGCCGGCGAGGAGGCGGGCGATCTCGGAGGCGGACAGGAAGCCCTGCCGGGCGTTCTGGACGGTCAGCACAGGGATGTGGGGGATTACCCCCACCTTCGGCGGCGTGCGCCGGACTGCGAGCCGGTACGCCTGCCTCAACAGCTCGCACCGCCGGTTCACCGTTGCGGCGGCCTTCTTCTGCCGCAGCCAGGTCCGCTGAGCCTTCTCCACCATCGCGGTGTCGAGCTCGCCGGCGTGGGTGCCGCCGAGCTCGGCCCGGACGGCCTTGAGCGTCGACCGCGACTTCGCCACGGCAGCCGCCCCCTTCACTTCGAGGTGCGTCACCAAGTCATCGAGTAGCTCGTCGACCGTGACCCTCCTGGCGGCCGGGTCCTGGTAGGTGCCCCGGTCGCGCCGCCGCCGAAGCCCGGAGAGCCGGCGCCGGGCTGTCTCCTCGTCGGTGGTGTGGAGCGACTCGCGGATCATGCGGCCCCGGTGGTAGAGCCAGGCGTACCAGACGGACCCGCGCCGGAATATGCCGCCGTCACCGTAGGCGGGCATGGGCCTCATGCTCCGGGCCATCAGGACTCACCTTTTGCCCCCCTGGAACCTCATTCTATGGAGACGAGCCGCTCTCGATCCGACAGCCCATGCGCGTCGCATGCTGCGGGATGAAGCCGATGTTGTGCTCCCTCACTCGGCTCGTGCTCTTCGGCTTCACAACAACGGGAAACATCTCGCGGCGACTCGTCAGGATGTGTCCGACTGTCCGGCGAACGTGAAGACCACAACCACGTCGCTGTACCTGTGCTTTGACTTGTTCTTGATCGTGACATTCCCGAGGGCGACGGCTCCGAAGCCACTCTTCTCCCAGGTACAGTTGACCTCGAGATCGCGCAACGCGTCAGGGGCGTTCTTCCTCGCCTCCTCCTCGGCCAAGGCCGGGGCTTCGCTGCGCGGTGTCGGCACCGGCGCCGTCGACGGGTGTCCCAAGAGCGTCGCCAGGAAGACGAGGGCCACGAGGCCCATCAGCGCCCCGCACCCGACCAGACAACCGGTCTTCATGGGCCGAGCCTCCCTTCCGCGGCGACGCTACGCGCTGGGATAGTTCCTCTGCAACCGGATCGAAAGATCTACGCAACCGGTAGGGTCACGAAAGTCGGGCACCGTATGGACCTGCCGCGGCGGCTGGGCATCGTAGGTTCTCGCGCATTGGCGTCTAAGAGCCGCGATCCCTCCGCTGGCTCACGAGGCCGAGGAGGGCTGCCGTGCTACGCGCCGCGCTTCTTCAGGTACTCATCGAGGGCCGACGAAAGGACCGCCCGGATCTTCACATCCTGTTGGGCCGCGTACACACGCAGGCGCTGCCGAAGCTCGGCGTCAACCTCGACGGCCATTTTCTTCCGCTCGGGTTTGGCTGTCGCCTTCCTCTCGCGCATCGCATTCCTTTCCAGCGTCGTCAGGACACTAGCAAACTAGGTTGCACGTGTCAAGAGATTGTGCTTGACGGTAGAAAACTAGTTTGCTACCTTCTGCAGCGATGACGAAGTGGCGCGACGCGCGCACGGCCGAGGACAGGAGGCGGCTTCTGCACATGGCCCGCTCCTCTCCGACGGTCAAAGCCGCGGCCGAGAGCCTCGGGATCACCCGGCGGCATCTCTCCAGGCTTCTGCATGGCGAGACACGCAGGACACGATGTCTCGCTAGGACGTGGACCGATCGCGAGACACCAACCGACGAGGACTCATTGACTTACGCCGACGCGACCGCCCATATTCACGTCGTGCCGACCACCCAGACGCATCAGGCAGACGAGGTCGTCTCCGTAACGCTCGATCTGCCGAAGGCCTGCGTCGAGTGGCTCGAACTCGCCGCCGTCCGCTGGAAGCACAGAACCGGTGCGCGGCACCCAGCGAAGAGTCCGGTCGTCGCCGATCTGATCAGGGCCGCGATGAAGCAGCAGTAGTCGAGACGGGCCACGGCGCCGCTCACTTCTCAGGGCTGACGGCGCCGAGGCCCGCACCAACCGCCGGAGGCGGTCAGCGTTGACGAGCATCGCACAGGTCGTCCCCTTCGAGGAGCCCACCAGGGCCGAGGCGCTCAGGCGCCTGGCTGATGCCGTCCGAGCCTCGGCTGCAGCGCTCGAGGCGGCAGCGGGTGCCCTCCTCGTGATGGCGGACGAGCCGGAGCCTGCCCCCCCCCAGCCGGACGACATGCTGACCGTGGCCGAGGCCGCGCGCGAGCTGCGGCGCAGTCCGGCCCACGTCCGCGCTGCCTGCAAGCGTGGCGCGATCAAGGTGTTGCGCGACGGCCGCGGCTACCGGATACGGCGAAGCGCGCTCGCGTCCTACGAGCGCAGGAGGACGGTCCCATGACCCTGTACGTGGCGATCTACATCCTGGCCCTGCTGATCGGCTTCGCCTGGGTATGGCGGGAGAGCCGCGCGTGAGCGACACCGTGTCCGTGATGATCGAGATGGACCTGCGGACGCACGCGGTGCGGCTCCAGGCGCCACAAGACCCCATTCTCGTTTTCGGGATGCTGGAGGCCGCCCGCGGGATCGTCCACGGCAGGATGCGCCACGGGCCCGCCGCGGGACTCACGGTTGTCGAGGGGCCGGCGGCCCTGCGTCTCGCCGAGGACGCGAAGGTGCGGCAGTGATCCGGGTCGCCTCGCTCGACGAGGTGACGGTAGGAGACGAACTGTGGGCCTATGCCCGCAATCGCTGGCGCCGGGTCCGCGTGGTGGGGAAGCGCCGGACCATCCTGACCGTGGCCTACACCGTCCACGCCACCCTCGCGGCGTCCGCCTCGCGTCGGTATCAGGACCTGCCGCTGAATCGGTTCCGCCGGGATCAGCCCTCGTCAGGCCTGGGGGTTGTCCATGCTCCGGCGCCGCCTCTGGAAGTGATGGCGCAGTCTCAAGAAAACGGGGCGCACGTGAGCTCCCCCAGCCAGATAGCCGTGCCCTGGTCGTGGGTGACGCGGGACGAGGTGGAGCGGCTGCGAGCCGCGACTCATGCCTTTCACGCGGTGCCGGCCGAAGTGGCGTCCGGTTCGGCCGACCTCGTGGCCTTCTGTCGAGCGGCGACCGACCTCGGGCGCGTGACCGAGGACCTGCTCGAGGCCATTCGCCAGAGACGCCCGGTTGACCCGCCCGCACCCCCGCCCGCACCCACGGCCGAAGAGGACGTGGCGTTGTACCTGGGCGGTGCTCGGCGGCCGGTAAGCCACTGCATTGAGCCAGGCTGTGGCATCGAGTTTCACCACGTCGACGGAGCAACCGAGGCCGGCCGGTGCTACTTCTGCACGCTGCGCCGCCGACGTGAGCTTGCCGTGGTGCTTCCGTGATCGAGGACCTTCGGCAGCCGCGGGCCCACGCGACGCTCGGCGCCGCGCAGCAGCCACTCGACTGGTCGGGAGGTGGCTTTACACCGACCGCCAGCGCTCTCGCCAAGCGCCTCCGGGCTCGGGAGACGAAGGCCGCGGCGATCCTCGCGCTGCTGCGCCATGGCGGGGCCAGGCGCTCCGAGGTGATGAAGGTCGGCGGGGACCGGTTCAGCGCGCGGATTGGTGAACTCCGGGCCGGAGGCCACTACATCGTGGGGCCGGAGAAGGCGCCGCGATGGGGGATCAACGAGCGGACGGAGCCGTACCCGGACGGCGAGGACATGTACGTGCTCGTGGAGCCGCCGCCTGAGGGTTGGCGCCCAGGAGGCGGGCGATGAGGAACAGCACCGAGGAAGACGACGCGCTCGCCGGGACGCTGCTCGGCGCCGTCGTGGCGGGACTGGCGAGCGGCTTGGTCTGGCTCGCGATCGTGGCTGCGGTGCGCTGGGTGCTGCAGCTCCACACGCCGGCGCTTCTGCGGCTGGGCGCCGTCGCGCTGCTGTTCGGCGGCACGGCGCTCATCTTCGCTGCTCTGGTCCGGGTCGAGCTGACGATGCCGCCGACGCCGGACGTGGAACGTTGGCGCCGGCCCACGCGCGCGATCCCACGGGGCGAGACCCCGGCGAGCCCTCCGACGCGCCGTGACGCCACAACAACCCCGCCCCAGGCCGGGGGGCGGGCCATTCGCGTGGTGCTGTGATGAGCTGCGACCTGTCGGAGCTCGACCGCGAAGTGGAGGCGGCGCGGATCGTCGGGGACATCCGGCGAGAGACGGCGCTGCGCATCGCGGCCTGGGCCGGGCGCCGGCGCCGCGCCGCCCGCGGCCCTCTGCACACGCTCGCCCTCCTGGCCGTCGCCGCACTCACCGCGGCCCTGACGTGGCTCGCGAGGAGGGGAAGATGAGGGCCCGCGACCTTTCGGCTCGGGACTTCCACACCGCCTGCGCGCGGTCCGGATTCGAGCCCGAGATGCTGGGCTACTACCGCCTCCCACTACCGGGCCACCACATCGCGGTGAACGTGCTCAACGCCGGCGACCGGAGGCGGGACCGTCTGGCCTATCTCCATCAGCAACTCGCCAAGCACGAGGCGCGGATCGCAGCGGAAGCCGAATGCGCGGCGGGCACTGTTCAGGCCGTCGTAGGACCCGCCCGATGAAGGACGGCCGATGGCACGTCTCAGCTTCCGCCGCCCCCTGGGTCAACGCCCTACTCGAGGTCGAGGGTGGCGGCCTTGTCGTCATCCGGGCACCCGAGCACGCAGTGCAGGCGCTCATGCCGGTCATCGCCCAGGCCGTGGAAGCGCTCGAGCGCGAGCAGGGGGAGCAGTGACCACGCAGGTGGTGCTCTCGCTCCTTGCGCTGCTGTTGTTCATCGCGCTCCTTGACGTGGCGCACGTACTCGTCACCGCGCGCCGGATCGTCATGGGCCGAGAGAGGGGACGATCCGCGAACCTCGCCCCGTCCGGGCCGGGCGGGAAACGCGCTGCGTCAGGCCGCGCGCCCGGCGCTCCCCTCTCCCGGCCCGCGGGGGTCGGTCTCGCCGGCATAGGGCCGGTGGGGAACCAATGCGGAGTGTCTAGCGCAGACGGCCAACCAGTGACACGTGCTGACGACGGCCGGGGCGGGCGCCGCCTCCTAGACGCCCGCCCCGCTTCCGCTGGGAGGAGGTGAGGACGATGGACGACCCGAAGGTCATCACGCTCGCGGGGATCGCCGACGGCGCGGCCCTGGAGCTCTGGCAGAACGCCCTCGACGGCGTGCTGCGGAACATCGAGGACCCGAACACGGACGTGAAGTCGAAGCGCCACATCCGCCTCGACTTCCTCTTCGCCGTGGCCGACGAAGAGCGCCGCATGGGGGACGTCGAGGTGCGCTGCACCACGAAGCTGGCGGGAGTGAAGGGCGTGAAGACGCTGGTCTACATCGGGCGGCAGCAGGGCCAGCTCGTGGCCGTGGAGCAGCCGCGGCAGCAGGACCTCTTCCCGGCGCCTGGGGGCGAGTTGAGGGTCATGGCGGGCAGAAAGGGTGGTGAGTGATGGACGGGACCTTCGTAAAGGAGCTGGCCGGCCGCCTGCAGCCGGAGCCCAGGACCATGCGTCTCGCGGACGGTCGCGAGCTCGTGTTCAGGCCGGCGTCGGGCGCCTGGGAGCTCCTGGCCGAGCCCGGGCCGAAAGCCCTCCAGCTCCACACGCTGCAGGGCCTCGTCGACTACTTCGCCGCGGGGATCGACCCCGTGTGCACCGCCGAGTTCATGACGCACGTCGTGTCTCCGGTGCATGTGGAGGTCCGAGGGCCAGCCAGGAAGGAGATGATGGGCGCGCGCGAGTGCTTCGCCCAGGTGAGCATCCCGGAGGGAACGCAGGTCTTCCAGTTCGGCGTGTGGCATCCGGCCGAGCTGTTCGTCCTCTCCGTCCAGTCGCTGTTCGTCCCCACCCCGGAGCGTGACGAGCTGCTCACGCTCGTCAGCAAGATCCGCGGGGGAGACGTGCGGGAGACGACCGACAACGGGTTCTCGCAGGAGGTGAAGGCCACCAAGGGGGTCGCGCTGGTGACGAACGTGGTGGTGACGCCGAGGGTCACGTTGAGGCCCTACCGGACCTTCCGAGAGGTGGAGCAGCCCGCGAGCGACTTCGTCCTGCGCCTGCGCGCGACCGAGGACCAGAAGCCCGAGCTCCTGCTGGCCGAGGCCGACGGCGGCGCGTGGCGGCTCGCCGCGATCGAGGCGGTGGCGGCCTGGCTGCGCGCCGCTTTCCGTGGCCCGGCCCCCGTGGTCGTCGCGTAGGGGGTCGGCGTGGCGAAGCGTGGCACCCTGACCCACCGGCGCACCCGCAGGCTCGCGGCGCTCCTGCGGGTGCCCCTCCCCTGCGCCCTGGGGGTGATGGAGGCCGTCTGGCACGTGACGGCTGCCCACGCCCCCGCGGGCGACATCGGTCGCCTTCCTGACCAGGACCTGGCCGACGAGCTCTACTGGGACGGCGACGCAGAGGGACTTGTCGCGGCGCTCGTGTCCTCGGGGGTCCTCGAGACGCACCCGGTCCACCGACTGGTCGTGCACGGGTGGTCGGAGCACGCCGACTCCGCTCTCCGGCACAGGCTGAAGCGTGCCCGGACGGTCTTCTGGGATGGGATGCCGCCGTTCGGTCATGCTACGACGCCGACCGAAGATGACGTGACGGCGACCGATCATGCTGTGACGCAGACAGACGACGACGCGGCATGTGGTGATGAAAACCTGCCTTCCCTTCCAGTGCCGTCGCCAGTGCCTACTCCAGAGCCAGCGCCTACTCCACGGACAACGGACCCCCCCCTGGCCCCCCCCGCTCCGCGGGTGGGGACCGCCGACCGAGAGGTACCGGCGGGGAGGGCCTACGCCCCCGGGGGCCGTCTGCCAGACGGCCGGGAGGTGCTCGACGTCGACCAGGCGGGCCGCCCGCTGGTCGTACGCCGTCGGCCGGAGGGCGAGGCTGGCCAGGTCGCGGGCGATGCCCGGGAGGCCGTCGACAGGCTCGTGGCGTTCGCCTCGGAGACCCTCGGCTACCGCTTCGACCGCGCGGCCCGGCGCCGCCTGCGTGAGCGGCTCCTGGGCGGGGAGTCCGAGGCCCGGATCAGGGCCGGCTACGAGGCGCAGCTAGCCGCCCTCGAGGCGGCGGAGGACGAGGCCGAGCCGGAGGTTCCGGCCTCAGGGCAGACCACCGCAGGCGAGGAGGATGACCCCGAGCTCGCGCAGGCGCTGCAACTTGTCGCCCCCCCCGCCGTGGCCGCGGCGCAGGGAAGGGGAGGAGGTGTACGGTGAGACTGTGCGACCTGCGGCCATGCGACGGCTGCGGGGGCCCGCTGTTCACACCCCCCGGACGGTGGTTTCAGCTCGTCCGCACCAGTGGGGCACTGGTGAGTCCAGCCGCGCTCCAGATCGTGGCCGCAGCCATCCGGCACATGGTGCCCCTCGACCGGGTGGAGGCGGGTCGTCTCGGGCGCGATGCGATCACGGTCTACATGGACGCTCCAGTCCTGCCCCGCGAGGCCGCAAGCGCAGTACCGCCGCAGTACGAGCTGGCGCTGTGCGTCGAGTGCTACCACACCCGGCCCGTCGCCGAGCTCGCCCGCCGACGCGTCGAGAACATCGAGCGTCTGGTCGCGAAGGGGCGCGTCTCGTGACGCCCAGGCTCAACGTCCCACGCATCTCGCGCCGGGTGTGTCGCCCGTCCTCCCCAGCGGAACTTTGGGCGCGCCAGGAGGCCGCCGCGCGGCGCCGTGCCCTTGAGGACCGCCTCGCCCAGCAGATCCGCGCGATGCAGCTCCCCCTTCCAGACCGGGAGTTCGCTTTTCATCCCACCCGGCGCTGGCGTGTGGACTTCGCCTGGCCGGAGTTCTGGCTGCTCGTCGAGGTTGAGGGCCTCTCACCCGCAGGAGGGCGGCACCAGCGTCTGGCTGGATTCGAGGCGGACGCCGAGAAGTACGGCGAAGCTCAGCGCATGGGTTTCACGGTCTTGCGGCTCTCGCCCACACAAGTCCGCACGGGCGCGGGCGTGCGGCTGATCTCCGACCTGCTGCAGAGACTCCAGTGGCAGCGCCAACCGTAGCAGAACGCTACCCCAACCTGGCGGCGCTGTCCCACAGGTGCGTGAGCTTCCCGCTGGACGAGTGGCCGATGGTGAAGCTCGAGGCCGGCCGCCTCCTGGCCGAGCTGGGCCGGATCGAGGAGGCCTACGCTCGCTTGATGAGGCCCGGCGCCTCGCGCACGCCGCCATGACCGCCGTGGCCGAAGGCCGCGACCCCTACCTCGAGCGCCAGGCCGTCCGGGCCCGCGAGCTCGAGGAGCGGGCCAGGCGGGCCCTCGAGCGGCGTGATCTCGCCGCCGCCAGGGCCCGCCGCGCCGTCACGTTCGGCGACGTGTGCGACGCCTACGTCGAGTGGCGCCGCACGACCCCTTCCGGCCGGTACAAGCGTCCCGCGAGCCCCCGGACGCTCGCGACGTGGGACTCGATGCTCAAGCACCACGTCATCCCGATCGTCGGCAAGGTGCCCCCCGAGGACATCGACGCGGACGCGTTCATCAAGGTCCTCGAGGGCGCCGTCGCGAACGGCGGCCCGAGCATGGGCCCGCGCGTCCGCGAGCTCCTGTCCGCCGTGTGGCGCTGGCTGGAGGCGAGGCCGCGGCGCCTCGGAGTCAGGCTCCCCGCCGTCTCGCCCCTGCGCGAGCTGCCGCGGGACATCGGCGTCGCGGCGCGGGAGCGGGATCGGGCCCTCTCGCCGGCCGAGCTCTGGCGCCTGTGGAGGGCCAGCGATGGGCCAGACGGCCTGGCGCTCCGCTTCATGCTCCTGACCGCCTGCCGCGTCAGGGAAGCGACGGCCCTCCCTTGGGCCGAGGTGAACGTCGAGGCGAAGACGTGGACGCTCCCGGCCGAGCGCAACAAGGGGGGCCGGGAGCGGGTGATCCCACTGTCTCCCCAAGCGCTGGCCGTCCTCCAGGCCGCGCGAGCGCAGGCCTCGGGCCCGCACGTCTTCGGCGTGGGGGGGCGATGATCCTCTTCTGCGCCAGGCCCGAGTGCGGCCGCGGCTTCGTCCCATTGATACGCAAGGGCCAGATGGTGCCGACCCTGTGTCCGACGTGCCGCCACGGCATTCCTCCCCTCGCGCTGAAGGGGAGCGGCAAGGCGAAGTGTAAGGCCACGAAGGCGGCGGCCGGGAGGCCCTCGAGGTGGTGAGCGGGGCCGTGGAGCGCGAGCTGGAGGCAGCCCTCGCCCTCCTGCGCCGAGCCCGTGGCCCCGCGAGCGTGGTCCTGCGCCTGAGCCGCGACCGGGCCGGAACGGAGCGCCTGGAGACCGTACGCCTCGAAGGCCTCAGCGCCATCGAACTCCTCGCGCAAACGACAGACCCTTGACACAAGTACGATACTCGTAGACGGCGTAGTACATCCTGCGCCCGCCCTCGCGGCGGGAAGGGTGCCAGCCGGGTAGCGACTGCGGCAAGCGCCCGGACAACTCCAACGGCGTGGAGGGGTCCGGGTTGCAGATCACGGCGTTCGACCTGGCGCAGCGGTTCGTCGGGGTCCGCGAGGTCGGGGGCCCACTCAGCAACGCCCACGTCCTGGCGATGCTGCGCCTCGACGACGACTGGGTCGAGGGCGACCACATCCCCTGGTGCTCAGCGCTGGTCAACTACGTCGCCTGGCTGCTGCGGCTGCCACGGAGCAAGAGCCTCGCCGCCCGCTCCTGGCTCTCCGTGGGGACGCCGATCCCGCTTGGCGCCGCGTCCCCCGCGTGGGACGTGGTGATCCTGTCGCGCGGCGAAGGCCCGCAGCCCGGACCCGAGGTCCTCGACGCCCCGGGCCACGTCGGCTTCTTCGCTGGGCTCGACCTCTCCTCGGCCCCCGCGCAGATCCTCCACGCATCGACCTCCACCGGCGTCCTTCCGGTCGACGCGACGGTGATGATCCTCGGCGGCAACCAGGGTGACGCCGTGAGCGTCGCGCCGTTCCCCGCGTCGCGCGTCCTGGGCGTCCGCCGTCTCTACGGGCCGCCCGACGCGCCGCGTGGCGGGGGCCTCGTCGCGTGACCCGCCAAATCCAGCCCGCTTCCCCGGGCGGTGTGGCCCCCGGGAGTTCCTCGCGCCCCGCCACCGGCACGAGGGCTCCCGGGGGCCTGTCGTTCTGGCTGTTCTTGATCGTGGTCCCAGGGGGTCTCGTCGTCCTTGCCGTCGGCCTCCTCGTCGCGTCGCTCGGGGTCGTGCTGTGCTGGCCGGGGTTGCGCCGCCTGACGGCGGTGTTGGCGGATCGCGCAGACCCAGCCGCGCACCGCTCGGCGGCCCAACGGGGCATCGCACGACCCGGAGCTGCGCGCCTGGCCGCCGGGATCGTCTCTCACCTGGCCGGGCCAGCAGGGCCGGCAGGTCTGGAGGTCCACTGAGCCATGAAGGTCCCGTGGTCGTCCGTTTTCGCCGTCCTGAAGGCCATCTACACCGCCTTCCTCAAGGGCAAGGTCGTCAACCTGCCCGGAGTGGGGCCGGTGACGCTGCCGTCGCAGGGGCACACCACCACGCCCGCGCCTCTGCCTCTCTACCTGGCCGGTGTGGACCGCCGCGCGCCGGCGCCGCCGCGGCGGCTGGACGGGCTGCCTGACCCGGTCGAGGCACCGTGTCCGCTATCGGTCTCCACGCTCGGTCTCATCCTGTTCGTGGTCTTCGGTCTGCCGATCTTCGGCTTGACGATGTTGGGGGTCGTCGAGTGGCGCACCTTGGCCGACGACACGCCCGGCAACCACGTGACCGCGACACTGCGGGCGGCGTTCAAACGATCCCCCGGGGGGGTCTTCCTCGGGACGCTCGTCTGGGCGTGCTTCCTCACGGCGATCGTCTGGGGCGTGCTCGCGCACGCGTTCTTCTCGTGATGCGCCGCCTCGCGCTGCTCGCCTTGGCGGGGCCGCTCCTCATGGGTGCCGACCGCTGCTCGATCCCGCCCATCCCCTGGCCGCAGCCCTCGCCCTCTCCGTCGCCCACGCCTATCCCCACGCCGGAACCGACCCCGACCCCACCGTCGCCCGTCTGCGAACCGAACCAGACGTGCGGGTGCTGGCACCAGCCCCCGGGCGAGGACTGGCAGCAGCTTCCTCCTTGCCAGACCCCGACGCCGACGCCAGCCCCCACTCCCACCCCAGCCCCGACGCCGACCCAGCCGCCAGGACAGACCGCGTGCCCGAAGAAGCTCGCCGACGGCGCGTACGCCTACATGCGCCTCGCCCCCTACGGCCAGGGCTTCGACGCCACCGTGCGCGTCTACGGTGACGCGCCGTTCTGCTTCGCCATCCACGGGGTGCAGACAAACGACTGCCACCTCGAGGGCTGGCCGCTCCGTGCTCAATGCGAGATGGAGCTGATCTCGGGATGTCCGGTCTTCGAGTATCAGACCGACGCCAACCCGTCTTGGCACCGCTGCCATGACAACCAGAACGAGGAGTGCTCGTGTGACCACTTCGGGAACGTGGAGTTCAGGGACGACCCGAAGACGCCAGCCTTCGAAGGCCAGCCGGCCGAGTGCGGCCAGCAGCGCGACGAACACGGGCCGTATGCCGGTTTCTTCGCGATAGCGCACGGCACGGGGCGCCTGCGCGCCTGCAGGCCGGACGGGCAGCAGTGCTCGCCGCCGCGACCGTTCTCCCACTGAGAAGCAGGATGATCCTCATCAGCTTTGACCCCCAGCAGCCCGAGCCCGGGCACCATCCGCGGCTTTTCAGAAACGGGGTACATCTCCCGCGGGTGGCTTCCGTCACGCTCCTGCCAGGGAACATGTGCCGGGTGCTTCAGTACGTCGACCCGCCCGCCATAGTCAGCACCGACCACGGCGAGGAAGTCGCCGCCTATCGGGTGTCGGTCGGGAGGGAGCCGTGACCTGGCCGGGAAACCTACGGCCCGAGCATGGACTGCTCCTGATGGTCAACGGCGAACCGCGCAGACTTCGGGCTCTCAGCATCGCGTCAGGCCCGAACCAACTCCCAGTGTGGCTCGCTGACGTGGACGGTCACATCGGCGGCGCCGGCACACTCGAGAGCGCCATCCTCCTGGCCACCAGAGCCACACAGAGGACACCGGAGGTGTCACCGTGACAGGACTGCTCGCCAAGATCGCGACGCGCTTCATCAAAGGCCGGTGGGGGTCGATCCTCCCAGCCATTCTCAGGGCGGCTGCCGAGGGGCAACTCGGCGAGCCGGTGAAGCGAGCCTACTGGGTCGCGGCCGGCTACCGCACCTTCACCGGAGCCGTGCTCGTCGGCCTCGGCGCCGCGCTCGAGACGGTGTGCGGGTCCTACCCGGACATGGCGTGGGCTTGCCCCGCCGCGCGCTACGTCTACATCGCCGGCGGCCTCCTGGCGGCCGTGGGACTCGTAGACGGAGGGGTGCGTGCCCCGTGGCCGGCCGGCACTCCCATCGCCCCCGAGGACAAGCGGTAGGGCCATGCCGGACATCGTCCGCTCGGGCTACCGTCGTCAACACCGCTACGACATCGCGGCCGAACTGCGCATCCTGGAGCTCAAGGACGAAGTCGCCGACCTCTCCCGGGGGCTCGTGCGGTTGCGAGCTGCCGTCCGTGAGCACCTAGAGCGCCCGTCGCACTCGTCGCTCGAGCGACTCCGATACGAACTGAGCGGGCACCGGCTGCGCGCCGAGAGGGTGGCGTGACGACGCAGTTGCAGTCGCCCGCCGCCATGGCCTCGACCGGGCTCGTCGAGCAGTTCGGGGACTGGGCGAAGACCCTAGCCGCCCTGGGCGGCCTCATCGCCGGCGTCGTGGCCGTGTGCTCCCGCCTCTGGCGCCGCAGGAAGGCACAGCGCGAGCTGAGGGCCCTCGAGGCAAAGGCCATCCGCTACCTCCTCGATGCGCAGCGCCATACGCTCTACGTCATCTCTCCCGGCCCCGACCGCTTCCTGCAGCTCGACGAGATCGACCGCCAGCGGACGCTGATCGACCAGGTGCGCGACGAGATGTGGATAGCGGATGGCCACGGTGAGGTGCGCGAGGCGCAGCGACGGGCCGAGGAAATCGCGCGTGTGCTCACCCGTACCCAGGCAATCCAGGCCAAACGCGCGGCGCAGGAGGAGGCGAAATCTGCTGGTCAGCCCACCATGTTCAAGGAGCACGCCCAGTGAGCCAGCCCTCCAAGCCGACCAGCACCGACATCATGAAGTCGATCACCGGCCTGCGCGCCGACGTGAAGAAGCTCCTTCACTCCCACGACGACCATGAGAGGCGGATCTCGGATGCGACGCGGCGGATCGCGAAGCTCGAGCCTGCGGGCGAGCAGATCCACGATCTGCTCCAGTGCAACGCGGCCATCGTCCGCGAGCTCACGACGATGCGTGACGTGCAGAAGGGGATGGTCGACGAGGTGTCCCGGAAGGTCGAGACGGCGATCCGGGCCGACCTGCTGTCGCTGCGGAAGGACCTGCGCATCGACCTCAAGGGTGTCGCCGATGGGCAGAGCGAGCTGACGAGGCGCCTCGACGCGCGCCCGTGTGTCGCCCGCCGCGCGCCAGAGGTTTGTCCCGTCAAGGAGGAGACGGGCCAGACACAGGAGACCGACATATTAAACCGCGACGGCGGCGATCCGAAGGAGTGACCGACATGCGCCAAGCCTTCCTGCTGTTCATGGCAACCACCTTCATGGGCCTCCCAGTCGTGGCCGCAGCCAAAGAGGACAAGGACAGGTGTCCCTGTGGCACCTCGTACCTCTACTCGATCACGGTCGGAGACAACAAGGTCATCTACTGCGCTGTCACGGACCCATCTGGGTGTGGAGGCGGTGGGGGGCTTCCCGTCGGCTGGGACTGGCGCTGGGTCAACGGCGTGCCTGCGGCCGTCGGCCCTGGTGGCCCGGACTCGGTCGACATCGTGGACGGTGACACTGGGGTGCCGAGCATCGGCGGCGGCGAAACACCAGCTTCCGGGATACTGCCGAAACCGCTCGCAACCGAACCGGCTGCCGCCAAGATCGACTGCAGCAAGTACCGCGGAATCACCAACGATATGGCAGCGATCTACAACGTCGCAGGGATGCCGCGCTTCGGAGCCAACCCCGAAGCGATTGCTCGATTGAACGCGATGGGGGCTGAGTGGACAATCCCCGGAGCGAATCCGGCACCGTACGGCTACAACATGAACGGGGCGCCGGCCCCCCCGCGGCTGGCCGAGCCGTGGGAAATCATAAGCCTCGAGCCCGAGCCGGCGATCTCGATCCCGCGGAAGTACCCATCAGCGGAGGCGGCCCTCGCCGCCTCGCGCGCCGCGCAGAAGACACGAGGTTGGGCGCCCGGAGCCGCGGGTTTTGTCAAGCCATGGAGGCCTGGGATGCCGGCATTCGTGAGCTTCTTCGGTGTCGGTTTCGGCCGCGCTCTCGGATTCGGCCTTGGACTCGCGCTCGGCTATTTCCAAGACAAGGTCTTCAGGGAGATGACCGGAGTCTCGACGATGGAGGCTCTCGAGAGGGCCTTCGTTCCTGAAGAGTGCCGTCCGTGTCTCGACTGCGCCTAGGAAACGTGCTTCGTTCTCTGGTGTTGCTGGTGCTGTTGCTGCTCGCGATTGTGGCGGTCGCGATCTTCGTCGGTCCACCTTCGCCAGCCGTACGCTCGGCAGACACGCACCCACTGCCAACGCCAGAGAGCAAAAAGCCAGGAGTCCTCTCGGATTCCGAGGTACTCCATCATCCGGCGAAGGCGCATCAGCCGCCCTTGGCGCCGGCCGCAGCGCTCACCTCTGTTCCTCAAGGCAGTCGCGTTAGTGGACTCGAGGAAGAGCATCGCCTCGGGACGGCCACGCTCGGCGATTGCCTGCGCGGCGTCCCGCCGAACTGCCTCGATAGCCTCCTCGACGTTCTTGGGTTGACGTCCGGCCGGAATGTACCTTGCGGGGTCTGTTCCGCGCTTGGAGACGGCATAGTGGCCGAGACTTCCACGCCTGGCCTCCGCGAGGAAGATTGCACCGTCAGCCCACTCGTACACACAGAGACAAAAGATGGGTTCTCCAGCGAGCAGTTCTTCGCGCCGCGCCGTATCCTCGGCGATCCACTCCACCTCCGACTCGTTGAGCCTATCGAAGCGGAGCATCCGGCCCATCATCGTCCTCCCTGGCGCCCCTGTTTCAAAACGCCCCCCCGGGGGGTGTTCCAGTTGATGACCTTGCAGCCCGCGCAAGACCGCGGCGCCGCTGTCCCGACGGAGTTCCACCGGTGGCCGCACCGCTCGCAGCGGCATCGCCACCCAGAGAGCTTTACCCGTCGCCTGGCCATCGACGGTCATCATGCTACCGAAGTAGCACACCTGTCAAGCTGAAAAGGAGAGCAACATGCTGAAGAGAGCCGTCACGTTCGCGGCCGTCGGTCTCGCCCTGGCGGTCCTCGCGCCGAAGCCGCCCGCCTCGGCGGACAGGCTCTACTCGTTCTGCGACCCGTTCAAGTCGAAGTTCTGCCAGGGCCTCGTGAACCTGTGGAGCTTCGAGGAGGCCTCGGACACGGCGCGCACGAGCGAAACGGGCGGCGCCCGGTGGCTCGAGCCGGACGCTGTCAACCTCACGCCGTACAGCGCGACCAGGGTGAACGGGTCGTACGCTTTCCAACACACCGCCGCCGCGAACTCCTGGCTCGTGATGCGCAACTCGGCGGGGGTCGGCGGGCAGGCCTTCTCCCTCGGCATCTGGATCTACCCGGACACGAACCCTTCGGCCAGTGGGAAGACGGTGCAGGTCCTCACGACGAAGAAGCCGAGCGGCACCCAGGGCTACCCAGCCCTCGAGCTGGTGAACACGAGCGGGACCACGTACCTGCGCTACTCCGCAACCGATATCCACGGCAACGCCTACTCGGTGCAGAGCCCCTACGCGATGGGCACCGGCAAGTGGCACTTCATCGTCGTGGGCGGGAAGCCGCTTCCGTCCGCCTCCTACCCGTCGGCGGTCGAGCTCTTCATGGAGCAGCGGTGCTTGTCCACCTGCGGCACGACGCGCAGCACGGCCACGGTGAACTATCCCCAGTACGTGGACCTCGGCGACGTCTACCTCGGGGCGTGGAACAACACGTCGCCGGCCGAGTACGGCGCCTACAAGATCGACTACGTCGGCGTGTGGTCGTGGGGTTTCACGCAGGCGGACGTGACCGCCTGGTACAACAGCGGGAACTCGAAGAACTTCCCGTTCGTCGACTGAGCCCCGGAAGAACGAAAGAGGGAGGACTGAAATGAAGAAGCTGATGCTGCTTGCGGTGGTCGTGCTGGCCGCCCTCGTTGCCGCGCCCCATCAGTCGCAGGCGAGCTTCGGGGTGTGCGACCCCACCAGATCGAACCTGTGCGTCGGGCTCGTGGACTCGTGGGACTTCACCGAGATCACCAACGCGTCCGCATGCTTCGGGTCCTTCGCGAACACCCTCCTCCTGAAGAACGACCTGGGAGGGATGACGATCGGAGGAAACAAGGTCGGCTCGGGAGGGTCGGCGTGCCTCGGGAACGCTTCGCAAGCCGACTCTCTCATGATTCCCAGGGCCGGCGGGTTCTCGGGTGGTAACTGGACCTGGGCGGCCTGGGTCTACTCGGCGCCTACCTCGACAGCGCGAGAAGCCACGCTCTTCACGAACCACGATGGCGGTGCCACGGACGGGTTTGGGGTGCGCTTCCTCTATGTCAGCGGGGCGTGGTACCTCAACGCGTTCGCTTGGGAGGCCGAGACCAACACCTCCTACATGAAGCAGTTCTCGAGCTCAACCTCGACGTCCTCGTGGCACTTGGTCGTCGTGACCATGAGCCCGTACGGCGACTACGGCAAGTCGCAGGCCTGCCTTTCGATCGACGGCTCGGCTTTCGAATGTGGGGCCATGGGCTACATGCTGAAGGGGAACGTGCGCGACCTGCACTTCGGCGCCTCGGGCACCTACGCCACGGGCTACAACCCGGTCTGCTTCGACGGCATGGCCATCTGGTCCCGAACGTTCGACGCCACGGACGTGGCAAATCTCCACAACAGCGGGACCGGCCGCGCCTTCCCTTACTACTGATCGAGCTGACTTCGGAGGGGGGCCGGTCAAAAACAGCCCCCCGGGGAGGATGCGATGGCTCTCGACCTGGCTCGCGCACGCGCCATCACCGGTTGGATGGACGACGCCGAGCTGAGGTGGCTCGCCCGAGCGGCCCGCACCTGTCGGACGATCGTCGAGGTCGGGTGCTATCAGGGTCGATCGACGCGAGCCCTCGCCGACCACTGCCCGGGCACCGTCTATGCCGTCGACCCCTGGCAGGGTTACTACCCGCAGGACGACGGCGCGCCAGCCAAGTGGCTCGACTGCGATGCCGCGGGCCGCGCGTTCGGCGCGAACCTCGCCGACCATCTCCTCACGGGAAAGGTCATCGCCATTCAGGCGACCTTCGAGCAGGCGATGCCGGAGCTCAAGCGCCGCGGCCTCTGCGGTCTGGCCGACCTCGTCTTCATCGACGGCGATCACCGCTACGAGGAGGTGCTCGGCGACATCTCCCGCGCGCTCTCGTTCGTCCGGCCAGGCGGCACCATCGCCGGCCACGACTACCGCCACAAGGACTGGCCCGGCGTCAAGCGCGCGGTCGACGAGGCTGTCGAGGGCTTCATGCTCGAGCACTCCATCTGGTGGACGGTGGCCCCCCCATGAGGATCGTCATTCCCTCCGTCGACTACGCGGACCATTTGGCTGTCACACTGCCGGCGTGGCAGGCCATGTTTCCCGCCGCCCGTGTCATCGTCGTCACAGCGCCGGCCGACCGCGCAACCCAGGCGCTCGCCATCCACCGCGGCGCCCGCGTCGTGGTGACGAGCGCTTGGTATGCCAACGGCCACACTTTTGACAAGGCCGCGGCGCTCGACGAGGGGCTCGGTCTGAAAAGCCCCCCCGGGGGGCCACCCCCCCCCGAGCGGGGCGAACGCTGTCTCATCGCGGACGCCGACGTCTATCCCTTCGGCTCGTTGCCCGAGGCGCGCCTGCGCCCGAACACCATCTACGGTTGCGCCCGCTACCTCTGCGAGACCCCGGCAGCCCTGCGAGCGCACATCGTTGGCGAGACGAAGCGGACCGACTTGCCGCTCCTCTTACCGCGATACCGTGGTGACGACGGGCCGCAGGCCGTGCGCCACGCAGCGCCATCCGTCGTCGAGCACAGCGCGAAGGCCTGCCTGGGCTACGTGCAGCTCTTCCGCTACTACCCAGGCCAGACCTTCGGCAGTTACAGGAGCGCCGGCAAGTACGACATCGTCTTCCGCGACTCCTTCCCGAAGCGGGCGGCCCTCCCCGACTTCTACGTGCTGCACCTCGGTGCCCCCCGCCGCGCCAACTGGCGGGGGCGCGTCCAACCGCGGTGGGGTGCATGAGCCACCGGTTCATTCCCGCCCCTCGCTCATTCCCCCCCAGCGCCGAACTCCACGCCGCCGTCCGGCCTCGGGACGCGCGGCCGCGCGCGCCGGGAACGTGGCACATAACGCACGGCGGCCGACCGCTCACTCTGCCGACGATAACTCTCTCAGCGATAGTGGGGTCGGGGGCCCCAGGGCACCCCGGCCTACATCCGCGGGTAGCAAGCGGCGCGCCATCTTCCCGGGTCCGAGGGGCCTCTTGGGACGAGAGCGAGGTGTGGTTGAAATGCCACAGAAGGCCCTGATCGTGCCGAAGGGCACCGCCGCCCGGGTCCTGGGCATCGCCGTGAGGACGTTCGAGCGGCTGGAGCAGCTCGAGGTGATCAAGCCGCGGACCCAGGGGAAGAGGGGGAAGGCCGGGACCTATGACCTGGCTGTGGTCGTTCAGGCCTACATCCGCCGGCAGGCCGAGGAGAAGCCGGAGAGCCCGCGGGACGCCCGGGACCGGAGCCAGGCCGAGCTGAACCGGCTCCGACTGGCGAAGGAACGGCGGGCGCTCCTGCCCCGGGAGGCGGTGGTGTCCGAGGGTCAGGCCTACGTCGCTGCAGCGACGGCCAAGCTCCGATCCATCCCGGCCCGGGCTGCGCAGGCGGGGATCGTGGGGGAGGACAAGCGTGGCGCTCTCGAGGACCTGGTTGAGGAGACCCTCGGGGAACTGGCGCGGTGGGCGACTGCCCTCGAGCTGCTCCAGGCGGTGGATGACGAGGGGGAGGCGGCATGAGCGCCGCGGCGCAGCCGACGGCCCAGGTGGAGGCCCCCAGATGGGGGCCGTCGCCGATTCGGGACTGGTCGAAGGGGTGGTCCCCCCGGGTCCGGCTGACCGTGTCGCAGTGGGCGGACGCGGAGAGGGTACTGCCCGAGAGTTCGGCCGCGAAGGGGGCCCGGTGGAGGACGTCGACGACACCCTACCTGGCCGGGATCATGGACTCGATCCTCGAGCCGGGGGTCCGGAAGGTGGCGGTGATCGCCTGCGCGCAGTCGGGCAAGTCGGAGGGCGCCTTGAACGTTTTGGGTTACTGCATGGCCCACCAGCCGGCCCCGATGCTCTACGTCGCGCCGACGTTCCAGGACGCGGAGCGGTTCAGTAAGGGCCGGCTGGCGGACATGGTGCGGACGACCCCCGCCCTCCGGTCCGTGGTGACCGACCGCCGGCTGCCGGCGAAGGACACGCGGGCCGAATCGACCGTTCTGCTCAAGCAGTACCCGGGCGGCTTCCTGGCCCTGGGCGGGGCCAACACCCCCAACACCTTCGCGGCGATCAGCGTCCGCCTGGCCATCGGCGACGACGTCGACCGCTGGGTGGTCCTCCCGGAGGAGGGCGACCCTGCCGACCTCCTGCCCAACAGGGTCCGGACGTTCCACGACGGCCGGGTGCTGTTCGTTTCGACCCCGACCCTTAAGGGCGGCCGGATCGACACCCTGTACGCCCGGAGCGACCAGCGGCGGTACTTCGTGACCTGCCCGGCCTGCGGGCATCGGGATTGGATCGCCTGGAGTGCCGCGGAGCACTTCCGGGTGGCCTGGGACGAGCGCGACGCCTCGACGGCCCGGATCGACTGCCCCTCCTGCGCCGCCCAGCTCCGGGAGACCGATCGCCACGCGATGGTCGCGGGGGGGGCCTGGGTGGCCACGGCCGAGGCTCAGGAGCCGGGGCTCGTGGGCTTCCACCTCCCCGCCATGCTGTCGCCCTGGGTGCCTCTCCCGGATCTCGTCGGGCAGTTCCTGTCCGCTCGTGCAAAGGGCCGAGAGAGCCTCCGCGTCTTCGTAAATACTTTACTTGGAGAGGGTTGGGAGGATCGCGGCTCGCGCGTCGAACCCCATGCTCTCCTCTCCCGGAGGGAGTTCTACGGTGCGGACGTAGACGTGCCGGCCCAGGTGGCGGTCCTGACGGCCGGCGTCGACGTCCAGGTCGATCGATTCGCTCTCCAGGTGATCGGGTGGGGCCCGGGCCTAGAGCGGTGGGTGGTGGACTGGCGGGCCATCCCGGGCGAC